GTGGTACCTTGAGTACCAGTGGTACCTTGAGTACCGGTGGTACCTTGAGTACCGGTGGTACCTTGAGTACCAGTGGTACCTTGAGTACCAGTGGTACCTTGAGTACCAGTGGTACCTTGAGTACCGGTGGTACCTTGAGTACCGGTGGTACCTTGAATACCTTGCGCACCTTGAATACCTTGAGAACCTGTAGCAGCCGCTTCTTCGATTACATTACCAGCGCTGTCAACCGCTAAGAACTTTGCGGCAGTTCCGGTGTGAGTTCCCGAACCATAAGTATTAAACTTAATTGCTCCACTTGAATCTATTTTAACTGCTTCAGTTATTCCACTTGTGGTCCCAACAAAGAATGCTAAATGGGTAGCAGCACCCGAACCTCCATCTAAAGCATATAGGCCCGCATACTCCTCTCCAGTGTTGCCTAAAGAAATGCCCCCAATTATATTATTGTTCGAATTAGCTCCACCTGTAAAACTTAATTTAACGCCTATGTCTAAAGCTGTAGTAGTAGTCAAAGCTGTGACTGCTGAGCCGGTTAGGCCGACGGCAGGACGACTAGTGTGAAGCAATGTGGTTGGGCTACTTGTTCCTATACCAACACTACCCTTTGCATAAACCTCACCTACATCCGACACCGTAAAGTTTTCTGTTGATCCGTCCGTACTAATTGCAAGTGCCGTCTCTCCCGTGTCAGCTTGCTGGATGTGAACTACAGGTGTTGACCCTCCCGTGGCGGAGAGCTGGGTAAAGCTAACCAGTTGTCTTGTTGCTGAAGCAACAGTCCTTGAAACATGAAGCCCTCTTCCTGTCCCTGACTGAAAAAACTGTCCCAAAGTATTTCCATCATTCGTTGTTCCAGCGACATGTAATATTGAGCTTGGAGTAGCAATACCGATACCAACATTACCGTCCGCCAAAATAGTCATTCGCGCTGTCCAATGATTAGCGCCAGCACCCGTTGTTCCAAAGACTAACCTACCCGGAGTACTGTCTGCTCCTATGGTTCCATCCATAAAACACTCTATTGCAGCAGGCGAATTTTTAAAATCTACCCCATCAAAAGCATGAAAATATATTCCTCCTGCTCGATCATCATCCAAAATAATAGTGGGAGAAGCATTACTACCCCTAGCTGATGTCAAATGTAATGCTCCACCATAAACGTCAGGAGCACATCGGATAGAAGCAATCCCCTGAGTTCCAAGTTGTTGCAATAAAGGTGTCCAACTCCAACTCCCAAGTGGACCCATAGCGTTAGAGCCACCAACAAGAACTTCATCAGTAATAGTGGTAGGATAAATTTCCCCATTACCCGAGTCCCGCGTCCAAAACGAATCACCAGTAGTACCTTGAGAACCGGTGCTTCCTTGAGTGCCTTGAGAGCCAGCGCTACCTACCTGAGTAAAAACTTTATTATTACTATCAATAACAAGATAGCCTGTTTCTGCAGTCTTTGCGTTTAAGTCTTCTACAGTCAAAGCTCCTGATACCCATAAATCTCCAGCTAAATTTGTATTGCCATCATCAAAGAATTTTGCAACAGGCGGATCAGCATCGCTTTGAGGATTAAAATGTATTGCATTGTCACTACCAACACCATAATATTCCAAAGACATTCCAGCGGTATCAGAAGAAGTCTCACTAAATTGAATAGAAGGCCTATTACTTGTTCCTGCTTTTAATAATAGTAAAGTCTCTTTTTCATTTGCTGTTCCAACTTTTTCGATTTGTACAGGAATACCCGCATCATCAAGAGTGACATATTGACTAATATTTAAATTATCTGTTGCAGCATTATATACCGCAACGCCGCTATTCGTATCCCCGTCAAACAAACCAGTAGGAAATCCCCCGCCGGTAATTCCTGCAATAATATCTCCTGAATTAAATTTAAGAATATCTCCAAAAGGTGACAAACCTTGAGGAGTAACTGTTCTCACGCTAAATTCATAATTAGCATAGTCATGAACAGGGTATATAAAGTGAGGCTCATATTCTGGAACAATCATTCCTGAATAATTAGTAGTAACTAATACTCCGGTAAGATCTCCCATAATTCCTCCCGTTCCAGCCGTAGGGCCACTAACTGATTGGGAGCCGGAAGTGTAAGTTGCTGTTCCTGTCTGGCCTGTAAGATAAGTTCCTGAATAAAGGTCTCCTGAGACTAACGCCCCTTGACTCAAAAGATTTTGCCAAATCACATACTCTTGAGTGCCCGTATCAAATTCTCCTCCCCAGAATATTCGAGAACTTGTAGTATTTCCAGCAGCAATGGCTACCTCTGTAACAGAGGGCTGCCCCGTTAATGATCCCGGCGGAATATTTTCATAGGGATCTAAAATTATAGTATGATCTAACCATTGTAATCCAACAGTCTCATAGGCAGAAAAAATAGGAGTAGCCGAAGCTCCACTATAAGCATAATCCTGCAAGGTAGTGTTAATGTCAAAAAATCTTTTATCTAAGCGACCTGAACCTGTGCCGTGAATGAATCTGTCGATCCCTTTAACCGTGGGCACATCCACTTGAATAAAATCACTTTTATCAAAAAGCTTGCCGCTTTCTATTATCTTTACTTGATAATAAATATCATCATCTGTTAAATCTTTTGCAAATTTGGCTAATACTTGAGTATCGACAACTTTATTAAAAGTATCTCTGGCCGCTAGAACCCTACCCTCAAATCCACTTGTATTAATATTATTAATTAAAGGATCTATAGCAAAAGGCTTTAATGAAGAGGGGTAATAATAAGCTTGACCTGTTCCGAAACTATCTTCTAAGATTGCACCGTAATAAAAACCAGAGGTCTGAGGAGCCGAAAAGCTAAAATTTAAATTTGGATTATCCTCTAATGTTAAGTCAAAATAGTGACTAACTTGCGGGCTGCTATAACCGGATATATCATCAATACGAAAATCTTGGTCAGTGGAACCATATATGTAAGCACTTAATAATCCAGAACTTTTAGTGGAGCTTAAGTTTAACTGTATTTGGTCGCCAACACTAACGGTACCCCTTGTAACATCAGGAGATTTATTATTTAAAAAACAAATACCGGTGTCTTTACGGCCATAATAATCGGTAGAAATAACCTCTACTTGAAAACGCCGCTTATGTATACCGGCGTCATTAGAATCTTCACTGTTAGGTTGGTGAGGATAAAAAGAAAATAAATTGGTAAGTTGATTAGTGCTAAGTTGTAATTCAGCAGATTTCCCATCTCCCGTAGCCATAGTACTAATGAGTGTACCAGTCTCACTTCTTAAATTAACCTCAAAACCCTCAAATGCACTTAAAGAATATAAATCATCAGGAGAAAAAATGCTACCATCTACTGGGTTCACTAAATTCCACCTCAACAAAGGATCTCCTATAAAAAATTCCCCGCTAGCCACACGAACATCCGAACTGATTCCGCTGCCGCTACTAAACAACGGTAATGCGGAATTGTAAGAAAAAGGCTCTTTAAGAGGAGCGTTGTCCGCCTCATTAGCAATAAAAAATCCTGAAACTTTTAAAGCCGCTCCATAATCGGGCGGCTGGACATCAATAAATTGTTTAAATTTAGGCATTTTTAATTACTTAATCCCGCGTTAAGTCGTTTCGATGGATCATATCTATAAATATCAAATGTCATATTAGCTGAATCTTGCTCTGTTCCTACTAAAATTGTGGCTTCCGTATTGTCAAATCCATCCAAACTAAACCTCACTTTCTCTCCAGAGGCTTTGTACACTTCTACTATATAACCTCCTGTATTTGTTTTATTTACACTATTATCGGCGGCTAATTGAGCAAAATTTAAGGTTAAATAAATATTTTTAATTGATGAGGCCCCAAAAGCCCCTAAAGTAGATATATTGGGAAAACGTGCATCAAATTCTGGAAGAACAGTATCTTTAGTAATGGTGGTAAAACTTGAAATCGGCCCGTTGCCGAAATCCTCTAACGGGTCGGGCAAAGACCCCACGTCAACAGTAATATTTTTGGATTGTTGAGTTTTAGTTAAATTTTGAGAATAGTCGACAGCACCGAATTTACTTCTATTGTACATCATGCCTGTGATTTGATACTCATTAAAACTTTGCTCATTAATAGATATTAATCTATATTCAACCTCTTCAATTTCATATTCACTTACTGTATTTTGTACAGACCAAATAAAACCTTTTTCCACTAAATTAAAATCTTCATCGGTCTTTTCAGAAATCGTAATAACATTTGTTTCGCTTACTGATTCGACAGTAAATTGTTTTATTTGAGTTTGTCTGGTGGCGTCTAACTCTTCAGCGGTCATACCCTCAGCAGGAACTTGATTCTCAACAGCTATTTTTAACTTAGAGTTAGCATCTTTATTTAATTCTCTAATCGTAGTGTTGGCTTTAGGTACAATAAAAGTTATTTTTTGACCGACGATATCTTGTTCTATTCCTTCGTCTAAAGTAACAGTATTAGCCGCATAATCTATATCCTTAATTCTTCCCCCATATCTTTTGGAAGTTTTAAGCTTGTCTTGAACTTTCACCACATCTCCCGGCTTTAAATAGCTGCCTTCTTGCCCTGTAGTGAATTGAATAGTATCGGTTTCAGTTTGGTTCGTGTAAAGCATCCATTTGGCTAAGCGATTCGCTTGCCCGCTAGAGGTTACGCCTAAAGCCACCACCTCTTTTTCCACGATGCCAAACTCTCTTATGCCTGCTGAATCCTCTACAAATTCTACTTTCGGCTTAAAGCTATCATCTCGGTCATTATATCGAACCGTAACGACTGTAGAACGCGAGGCTAAAGAACTCCCACTATAAACAAAAGTGCCGTCAGCTACATTGGCATTAGTAAAAAGCATGACAGCCTCCTTAGCTTGATCATTAGCGGCAAAAATGTAACCCGAAGACCAGTAAAGCATTCCTCTGAAAATAGCAGCTATATCATTTAATGCATTAAAAGCATTTTGTTTTTGATCTAAATATATGTTACAACTAAAACGAGGCTCTAAAAGTGGTAAGCCATGAAATTGAGTGGCGGCGCTTCCTTTTCTAATTTCTGAATCGAAAGGCTCGCCTGCCATATAAGTAGTTACAAAATCAGAAGTGCTGTTTTGCTGGTTATTTAAATAACTTAAAACATAAGCATAAGCATTTTGTAACTTAGTTTTTTGCTGCTCTAAAAAAGCCTCTTGAATAGCAGGATAAGCCTCAAAAACCTCTTCTACATCGGGAGTTTTAACTATTTTAAAAGTAAAAATATTATCAGCACTATAATTTCGATTAAAAATAAGTCTCTTGTAAGATTTATCTACTTTTGTATCACTGGCATTTTTATTATGATAAAAAACAACTAACCCTGTTTCGGGGAAACGTTCAAATAAAGCCTCTTTGCCTAATCTGTCTGCACCGCTGTCATCAATCGTGACTATTACTCCTCCTGTTTCGCACGTATAGTCAATATCCGCATATTTACCTGAATATCCAGTGGGAACAAATTCATCACAATATTTTGCTATACTATATAAGTTCCATCGATCCACAAATTGATCTTTAAACCCGTATTTTCCTATTCCATATCTTTCATTTGTAGCCAAATCATAAAAGCACCATGCAGGATTATCAGTCCATTTTTTAGTAGTAGCAAATTCTCCGTCCCAATTTCCCCTATACTGACGAGTTACAGTATTATAATTATTAGGAACACTGACTTTTGTCATTTTTACATCAAATCTTCTAGTGGGAGGCGCAGAAAATGCTCTCGCATCAAATAACATACCCATTATAGCACTATGAGGATAGGTAAGGTTTTGTTCAGTTATTTCACTGACCCTAGCAACTGCTAAATTTTTCTGCAATTTGACGTCTCTCGCTCCTAGCTCACCGTCAATCCTAAATACTTTTACAAATCGATCTCTTCTATCTTTAGGTAAAGCGGGAGGCAAAACAATATTATAACTACGAGTGTAGCCTGATGTAGATATGCCATATATAGATCCTACCATATAAACTACGGACCCTCCTTCGCCCATAGTTAATTCGTCATCGGCATAGCCAGTTTTAATGATGAAATTAACCATGACAGGACTTTGGTCTCCATCGCTGTGATTATATACTAAACCGCCGACACTTAGATCTAGTTGCACCCAATCTACAGAATCATTAGTAACAGTATGATTAGTATGAATAACTTGATTTTTTTCAGCCGTTCTTATTATATTAACTGAATCCAAATAAGGCACCGGATAAATAAAATTTCCAGCAAGCCTGAAGGAATTGCCGTATGCGTATTGCCATTTAGGACCTAAATTTATTGTTTGTCCATCGCCTCCTTGTACATTAAAAATACTCCCCCCTTGTATGAATTGCTCACTTAAAGCCAAGCCCGGCATATTAGTATCAAGATTAACAGTCTGAATTGCGTTTGAAAAAGACAAAGCAGGATTATTAAACTTTACAAGAGCGCGTTGTTTTTCACGACCAGTTCTAAAATCTGCTAAAGTTCTATTAAAATTTAAAGTGTTAGAATCAGTATTTTTTACTGGAACATCATTTAAAATAATTCCTTTGAAGCCATTTTCATTTGCAGCAGCATCAGAAGTAATTTGAATTAAATTACCATGTTTATCACATAAACCCTCTATCTCCCCTTCACATAACAAATCGATAGTTTGATACATAGATATATTCTCTAAAGCAAAACCGGGGTTTGGCCCCATTTTAGACGTAGGGCATACTGTTTGAAAAGTAGGATATTTTCTTAATTTTTCGAGTTGTTCTTGAGTTGCACCAGAAGTTGACATAATATTATGGGATTATAGGTGCGGAAGAAGATCCATCACTATTAATAGTATAATCTATAGGATCACTCGCCCCCCTATTAGACATTTTGATAATACCGTCATTAGTAGGAGAAATAGATGAAGCAGAATCTTTGACTATAGAAGCGATAGAGCCCATCCCTCCTCCTCCACGAGCTTTATCATAAAGAGATCTGTCTACTTGGAATAAATTTACTGAAACTGTTCGACTGCCTATGATCATGCGACCATATCCCACTGGCACAACAACGCCTTGTCGAGCCACATTCTCTGCTTGACCAAACAAAAAAGAAGTAGTATTGGCTCGATCAGGATCATCAGGTTTCATAAGTTTGGAAATAAGAAGGTTTAAACCAAAAGCTAACGCAGCACCTAAAACAGTTCCAACTACGAATGAAACAACTTTAGCCATTATCGTACCGGCTGCAACGGCTGAAGCCCCCACTATAGCTGAAGTAATTGCGGCAGTCATCGCCACGAAACCTCCCATTAACAAAGGAATGATAAGAACTTTTTTATTTCTTACATCAATGTTTTCTCCTGCAGTGGGATCAATTTCTCTCTCATTCACAAAAATAGCAAATCGTCTTTTGCCATTATTTCCAAGGTAACTGCGCAACTTGCCTGTATTAGACTCTATAGCAGCTAACACCTCCCTTAAATTGCGAGTTTTAAAACAAAAATTAACGCCAACGATTTCTCCTAGACGCCCTGCTAATGAAACTGTAGTCATTACCTATTATTATACACATTTAAAGTGAAAAATAAATTGACTTCTGTGTTTTTGGGCAATAAAATGAAAAGTTTTTTTCTACACTAGAATATATTAAAAACGGTCTTAGTAACTCACGGGCTGCATCAATATCGGCTTCACTAGGCTTTGGCCCTCCTAAACAATGAGAATGGAAGAAAAATTTAATATCATCATATAAACCTACATATTCTTGTGGGGATACAAAAAAACTTTCTTTGGGGGTTTTTGATAAATTTTTAAAAAAATGTAATTTTTCTTTGGTAGCGGCTCCACAAATCTCAAAATTGCATGATTCGCCTACTTTTGATATTTTTTTTAAAAAAACTTTACTGATATCTGTACTTTTCAATAGATGGAAATCCTCCAAAAGGTAGCCCTAACCTGTAAATACCGTACTCTACATATCTACATTTACATCCATTTAAAGTTTTAGAGCATTGATCGCTACGCCATGATTGCATGGTATAACGAGGGTCAGAGGAAGTAGCCACCTCTTCAATGCATACATAAAATTGATCAGGCCGAGTTTCTAAATTTTCTTGGGTTTTGGTTACTTCTTTTTTAGCAATATTTTCTATTTTGGATATTATTCTTATAACGTCCCCTGCTACATATTTGGTGCTTCCTACTAAATTGTCAGCTAAAGCGGCACTTAAAACACCCGAAAGTGATGCGGCTGTTTTGGCTGCATCCGTATCCAATTTAAGAGTAGCGCCGGTGCTGAAAACAATTGTACGATCTTTGTCTATAGCTGCGGGTAATGCATCCACACTTACAGTTTGGGCAACAGTGCCTACTTCATTATCAGCCACAGAGTCTCCGTCGCGAAAATTTCCTGAAACGGAAACCGCGGTCGCCCCAGCCAAAGAGCTTAAGGTAAACTCCGCCCCATTAGCAAAAGTAATGACCTTACCACTAGCAATGGCAACTGGCAAAGAATCCACAGTCATTGAAGTGTCACCGTAAGCATAACCAGCGCCATTATTGATCGTCACCGTAGAAAGAGTAGCAGCTCCATCGGCTGTTACCGTTACACTATCTTTGACATAGTCTCCGCACCAATTCAAAGTTAAATTGTATCCCTCTGGAGTAGTAAATTTTTTATTATTTTCATCAGCAAGAGGAATGCCTAAATTTACCCCATTGTCATTAGCAAAAAATTCAGTAGGAGTAACTGCTTTCTGATTAGCCATTGTCACCGCTTGCTCTTTAAAATCCGATCTTTTGCCATAACTGCATCCTTCCCCTCTATACTGCCATGGACAATAATCAGCAATCATTGTTCGAGCCGGCACTTGTACATCTTCCAGTTCTAAGGGAGAAACAAGCTCCCACTCTATATAGTATTTATTTTCCTGAGTTTTGCGATTAATAGTAAAAATGTCATCGTCAAAACGAGAATTAGGATCAGGGATAGCAAAAGGATTAAAGTTATCAGGAAAATTTTCATTATCCAAAAACTTCATAAAAATTCTTTTCCGAATAATTGTATTGCCAATAAGATCCCCTCTTCTTTTGATTGCATCACTTATGAGCCCTTGAGGATTAGCCATTAATAACTTTGGCCTCGGCAATGATCCGTCCCCTTTCATTTCCCATCCACTTGTTTCAATGGGCAGTGGATAATAAGTTTGAAGTTCACCTTGAGCATCACTTAGCATTATATCTTTTAAGTTATTTTTGCCGGGATGAAAGCGATACAAGCCATCTTGTTCCCCTAAATCAATTTCATATAATTCAATTAAAGTATCGGGCTCTAAATCAAGTAAAGCTGTATTATGTGATTGTGTAGACATATTATATTACCATTGGGGTCCTTCGTTGAATCCTGCGAATCCATTTTGCATTTCCAGCGTGTTACGATCAAAATCAGAAGGATATAAGGTGCCACTTGTCCCCGAAGGAAGGTCACTTGTCAAACTTCCTTGTACCACTATGGCGCTGACAGACTTAAGAGCATTTGCAGTGAATGTAAACACTGCTCCATTAGAAAAAATAATTTTTCTTCCTATTGCGATGTATTCTGGAGTGGAAGTAAGTTGTATGAAGATCGTTTGTAAATTTGCTTTATAAGATGTCCCACCAGAAGTCACTGTCTGGTATTTAACAATCGGCACTCGTAACCTTTTATTAGCAATATAAGAGTATACCGCCGCCCTTTCGGTATCGGTTAGTCTCTTTTTGAAAACTAAAATATCGCTAATCCCTCCATGGAAAGCATTATAATTCGGAAACACCGTCCCGTGGTTTAACCCTATATATGGAATAGGACGCCAGTGAAATCTACGCAATCCTCTGAATTCATTTGTACTAGTATATATATTTTTTAAGTCGTTATGAATTTTATATTCTATACCTCCCGCCTCTCTTGACCCAGAGACGCTATACATCCATGCTCTTTGAGGACTAATTCCATTGGTAAAGTCACTGAAAAAAGCTCGCTTTTGATCAGGGAGGCCTGTGCCTTCGCTTGACATATTCTTATTACCTTCAGTATAATAAAACATAGAAGGTTGATTTAGAGTCCAATCCGCAACCCCAAACCCTAGCGGTGCATACTTTGCTCGATATCCATTTCCATTTACCCAAAACTTACCTGAAAGAGCTCTACTTGGATCATTACCTTCGAATATTCGAAAGGCGCTAAGATCCCAACTTCCGTGTGTTGCTAATACGCTGGGGCTATCGCCCATAACAGAGCCGGGATAAATAAAATATATTATTTCGAACCCGCTCATATTCGATTCTAATTTACCACTTTTAACTAATCCATAAAGTTTTCCTCCAGTGGGCTGCCTCAATGGAGCAAAAAATACTACATTTTGCTTATTGAAAGGCTTAGTGTAAGCGTCAGAGTTAAGTGTCGTTCCAGCCTCAATAAGCATAGGTTTGTTATTATTAGAGGCTCCAGTCCATGGAAAATTTATATAAATGCTAGAGTCGTTTTTAGATTCCCATTTATTAATATACTTGTACGCGGGACTTCCTGAAGTTGTAGTAGTAATTTTAGAACTATCTTCGCTTGTAAACCATGCTAAGAGACTAGGGAAATTGGCACTTGTGGGAGTTAAAGCATTGGAGTATTGAACCAAGCTAGCCAGATTAGAATATCCACTATTGCCTGTGATAATTTTAATGCCCTCTCCCGCTAAACCCCCTATCCCAGCTTTCTTATCAGGAATCGACTCAAATAACAATTCAGAATTTCTATTTAAAGCGTTATCTCCATCTTGGCCAAAAACACCTCCATTTCCGCCCGGAGATGTTTTGTTACTAAGGACCGCTGTTGAAGCATAACCTGAATTGAGAAAATTACCATTTGTTTGAGAGAAGGTGGCGACAACATTACCCTCTTTAATTTTCAAACTAGCCCCTCCGCTTGCGCTTGAAAATCCTTGTCCCCCGCCTCCCACTCCTCCTAATTGAGTCCCCACTATATCAGCCAAAGTGAAAGTAATTCGTTGATCTTTCTTGGTGCTTACATTTCGCAGGTTGACGCCTGTGCCTTTATTTTTATCCGTAGTATTAACACTTATTTTAACTCCCTCTTCATTTTCAACTATTATTGAAGCTTCCTTATAATTGCTATGTTTATTGTACGTAAAAGTATCATTAGAATTAAAAGTAAAAGCTTTAGGCCAAAAGAATGGATCTCCCCCTCCTCCGCCGCCGCCGCCGCCGTAAATGTGTGCTGTGGGATGTTTTTTAATCCGTAATTCCCCTATAGTAGTATCATTAATATAAATAGCTGGACTCCCTTGAGTTCCATCAGTAGAAGACTCTGAATCTCCTTTTTCTATAGCTGTAAACTTGCCTCGATACTGTATATCTGTCCCATCTTCTTTTATACTTATATCTGTATATCCACCGTCTCCCCCTAACCCTCCTATTCCCGCCACCGTAGAATTTTTTTTCAACTCTAAAACAGTTTTTATTTCGGTGCCCCCATATTTTATTCGACCCCCACTAGTAATCCCCGCTTGGCCTTGGATTGTTGACCCTACATTCATTGCTTCCGGAAGAACAAAGTATACTCCTGTGAAAGCATAATCTGCATGAGCAGAATCAAAAGAATTTACAGAACCCCCTCTCTCATTTATCTCGGCATCAAAAAGAGTTTTTAAATTAATATCTTTTTGTCCTTGCGTAAAATAAATTTCCATGGCTTGTGGACTAGAAGTGTTATTAGCAATCACCTCGCTTGGGTCTGTGCTTGAACTTAAGGTGCTGCTACCACTTAACAACCCTCCGTTAACATTAGCATCAGTAACTGTAGCCTCAAAATTATCTACAGGATATCCATAAACATAAGGACTTTCATAGGAAATGGAGTCATCTCTATCTACGTATTGACTTTTTATTCTATAATAATAATTGGCATTAAACCCTAAGCCATCAACTGTATATTCGCCATACGGGGTAGCGGGATTTGGAGCAGTTCCTCTCGTATATTTTTGAGCAATACCTGTATTAGTAGCATATTTATAATAATTAATTGGGCCGGTTATATTGGGTCCATTATACTGCTGCTTCTCATAATTAATATCAAAATCATACAAACCACTCCAACTTCCCACACCTGCTTCTACTACTTGTGAACCCGCATATTCGATTTTATATTTAGTTAAATAGTATCCGGTTGATGGGTGCTGCCACCTTAATACAGATGCTGGCTTGCCGTTACGGGCATAATCAGTGGTAACCAAAAATCCAGAAGGGTGCTCTGGAGCTGAAGTCCACCATGGGCCGCTGGTAGTTTGGAAGCCTGTGGCTTGCCCGGTTACATTTACTTTTATGCTTCCTTCGGAATCTCCTTCGCCATTATATTGAGAGATTGAGTCTAAAATAAAAAAAGTCTCATATTTGCCATAAGTGTCAGGCCCAGTGGAATAGTTAGAGGTCATAGGACCATAAATATTATCCTGCACGAAAGTCATCTCAAATGGAATGAATTTGCTTTTGCCGGGTAAAATTGTAAATTCTTGCCCAGAGGGAAACTCGAAAATGCCGGGAGTATTGCCCTCATTATAACCTAGTGTTGTTTCTATCGCATGACTTCCACTATTAGTTAAATAAAATCCAGTGCGCACACCAAAGCCAGTAATGCCAGTAAGCACCATTCCTGTGGTGGCAATAAAATTATTGCCTTCTCCTCTACTAGTAACTGCGCTGGGTAATGCCATTATGATAAAGGTCCGAATGCGTTAAAATATGGATCAACTGTAATTAAACTACTAAAACTAAGATTTTCATTTAATATATTGATCGGAAATTCAATAAAATTTACACCTACATTATTATTGTCTGCATAGTTAATTTGATGTTCCCACTTAGGGCATACAAAAACTTTCCCTGATATATCATAAGGAGCAGGAGGTTTAAATTCAAATTGGTTTTTACCTTGATGGGTCTCTAAAAAATGTACAATTGCCTTAGCTTCTTTATCGCTTCTGTTATTAAAACTTAAATTCATGTTTAATAAGCTTTTATTCAATCCATCTTGAGTTCTAATATAAAAATCACTTTGGGTAGGTTGTTTTAAATACCGAGGAGCTTGATTGACTGCAGCCCCTCCATTTATCTCAAAGTAAAAATTACTTTTTGTCCACATTGAAGTATATCCTCCGTTAGGGCCATTAGCATCTGTAGCAGTAGTTTCATCTGCTCCGCTATAATAATACCATCCAGAAACATGGGGCACATACCCATCACCGCTTAAATATACAATATCATGAGTGTCATATGTTGCCCCCGCTTCCCAAAAACCTTGAGTTTGATTAAAAGGAATATAATATCCTTGCCAATCTAAAATAGATTGTTCTTCTCGTAATAAAGTAGTGCTAACGGTATTAACATTAGGGTAATCATATCCTCTTGTAATTTCTTCAATATAGAATTCGTGCTCTTCATTGTAAGGGGCAAAAGGAGTATAATAAATGCCTGTATAAGCTCCGCTGGGTTTTTCTCCTTTATTAAAAGAATCTTCAAATAAATGAACTAAACTTCTTGTTTCTTTGTCTGAGCGTTTATTGAAAGGTAATTTAAATTTAACCTTTAATGAATTTTCACTTTTATTGGCTAAGTTGTAATAACCATCTCCAAATGTTATATCGTAAGTTTGATTAAAATATTCTACGCTTGCTCCATAAGAAGGGTCACAAAATAACTTTTGCGTCCAAACACTAGAAGCTCCTGCAGGAGAATTAGCAGCAGTCGAAGTGGCGGCAGTATCTCCACTATAATAATAATGCCCTGTAACAGGAGGAAAGTATTCGGTGACGCCATCTGTATAACCACTAAAAAATACTATATCGTATTGAGAATAGGAGTTCCCAAGCTCAAAAGAATCCACCGGGATATTAGTTACACCCGATCCAAAAACATATGATTGATTAGATGGCATTAATAAAAAGCCCTTCCCGTCATGTATTCTTGAGAAACAGCTATTGTTCCGTCTATATATCCGCCTTCAGTTACAGTTAAATTCTGACTAAATATTTGCCCTGAACACCCAAACGTTGCTATTGGAGAACTCCCATAGGTGTCCAAAATCTTTATATTAAGTTCCGCATAATTACCGGTAGATTTTATAGCATCACCTACATCTTCACCTGCTATAGATAAGTTAATCCGGACATTTTCTTTCGTCACGCGGGCGGGCAAAGTATTTCCTACTGTTGTTACTGGGTTACGGTCAGTTGAAACGGAATAATCAAAAGAAACTTTTTTGTTTATTTTAGTGTCTGTTCCCACTATATAAGATCTTAAAGAGTGCCCTAAAGTAGTTTCGTTTCTCAAATCGTTATCGGTATCTCCATCATTATCTAATGCATTTAATTCTCCATATATATCTATCTCAGAACGAAACAGTATAGGGCTATAAGGAGCCATAGAAAAACTTAAAGTTTTAATGTAGCCACTTGAAAAAGTCATTCCTGCAAAGCTTCCATCTAAAGGCTCTCCTGTATGCTCGATAGCAGTTAAAGGATTTAAAAAGTCATGAAAAGCTCCGGTACAATAATGAGTAAAAGATAAAGTACCTCGAACAGGCGCAGTAGGAGCATATCTAATCACAGAACCGGTGATGTTAGTCACCGGTTGTAAAGCTGCCTCTACTCCCAACTCCGCCGATTCAGCCATAATGCTTTGATCAGCGATTTTGAGTAAAGCGTTTTCGTATTTTATAAATTTTGTTGCCATTAAGCGCCTAAATTATCCGGTACATCAAATTCAACTGTTACAACAACTGTAGCATTACCATTACCAGTAGAATTATCTATAGCTAACATTAAAAATTCTCCTGCAGCAAAATCTCGATTAGTTTGACCTGCTGGTTCCGTAAAATCATCATAACCTATTGTATAATCTCCTTCTGTAAGCGATCCTCCAAGGCTTATAGTGCCTGTATAAGCTGCATTAGAAGAGCTTAAATCAGTTGTGGGAGCATCTGTCCCGCTATATACATAAGCACTGACACTATTATTAGAGACATTATTTGTAAACGAAACATCAAGCCTCGTCACCCTACCTGCCATTGGAGCTTTACTACACATTGATTTATCAGGGGTAGTTGAACCATCATGATCATAATTATTAGTAGTATCTACAGGCTCTGAAAATAATGGAGTCCATCGTTGATTACCGGTTACTGTATAAAAATATCGATACGAGAAAGTTTGTATAAATCTTCCTCTACAATAATTTCCAGCGCTATCACCTCCTTGATCATAATATGCGGAAGCTTGTACCGTAGCTTTAAATCTAACATTGCCTAGATCATCCAAATACATTGGGTTATTGGCGAGAGTAGTATTTATTGTATACAAGCTATCTCCACCGCTTGCTGCTGCCCCCACATAATTTAATGCAAAATAATTCCTCGTACTACCACTTGGCCTATAAACTCCACCAAACCATGATACAGTTTGAGTGCCGCTTAAATTACTACTAAAGCCAAATCCTTGAGATTGATTAACGCTTTCAGAATCCGTAGTATTAACAAATAAAATTTTAGAGCCTTTACCTGATGATGTAGAATTTAAAGAAGCTACAATACCTTCTCCACTCGTTTCGCTTGCTTCTAAATTACGCGTGCCAACAGCTTGATTGATAGCTATTTTACCTGTTTTACCAAAATTAACTGATCCCGCTCCAATAGGCCCAATAGTATTTTTAATAGCTAAAGATGAACCGTCCCAAAATAAATACTGACTATCAGAACTTGTTGTAAGTTGCATGGCAGTATAAGGAGTTCCACTAGCTGCATTGTGCAACTTTAAAACAGGGGTACTTGCACCGTCAGCCTCTTTAATATCTAATCTGGCTGCAGCGGTACTGTGTCCAATACTTATTTTTTTATCAGTAGATTCAACCTTCAGAGCTGGGCTGCTTCCGTCACCGTACATCAACCAAACATCACCTCCAGCTCCTCTATTTAAATGTAAGGGGCCACTCGCCGTACTTCCACCTCCACGGTAGATGCCATGAAGTTCACCTAAACTCGCATCGACCATTACGCCATAATTGTCATCGTAGACGCCAAAATCACCTTCTACTTCTAAATTAAATTCTGGATCAATTGTACCTACTCCTACATTACCGTCGCCCTTCAAATGTAATCCAATTTGATTTGCAGCGGCTGCATCTTCATAAGATTGAATCCTGAATGTGGAAGCATCATCTGTGGTACTATAATAGTATCTAAAAACAACAGATTTATCATTAGCTGCATCTGTTCCAAAAATAATTTGTTGATATTTCCCATCTGTCGTAGCAGAAGGATTTAAAAAATTAGCTAAGGTGAGATTAGAATCGGCGGCCCCTCTCACAGATAGAAAAGCACCCGGAGTTGTAGCAGCGCCGGGGCCAACACCAATATTGCCTCCATCATGAAGATGAAGACCATAAGTGCCACCATCATCAGTAACTTTTAATCCAGTGCCGTCTGCCGCCCATATTTGATATTTTTTATTAAGGTTGTTAATAGAAACATGTTTTGTGACGGGGTTTAAAGGCGCGCCGCTATAATCACCAATAAATAGCAAATCGGTTATTGCTGGAGGTGCTCCTAAATCTGGATATTGTAGTATTTTGCCCATTTTTAATCTTTGTTGTAGTAGTCTTTAAATTCTAAATTTACACTTAAAACACCATCCACGGCAGACTCAATACTTTCTGAGACTAAATGCCCTGTTGTGCTTAAAAATTCATATCTTGTTATTCCATCACCATCATCGCCCAAACAGTTACCTACGTTATCATTTAAGCATAAATTGCCCGTAACTGCGGGTATATTAGTATTGCCATCTAATGTGTCTTCTTTTCTTCCTAATCGAATTTCAACCCCAATTGTTTGATAATTACCACTACGGATATTATCTATCATATTCGCAGTTTCATAATCATCCATTTCTATTGTTAAATTAGTAGTAATTTCAATGGGATATTCTGTTATTACTTGAGATGGAGTGTAATAACTTTCGTCAGTTTTTTGGTCTAATGTATAAATAGGGACACGATTAATATCGTAAGTTTGGGAAACCGATACAGCTCGATTTGTCCCCGAGCCATTAAAAGTTAAAAATACAGCTTCGTGATTAACGAAACCTAAATTTTGAAGAGGAGCGGTGCCCGAGTAGTCTAATTCACCGTATCTTTCACCGCTCCCCATCTGGCCAAAAACAGCAAACGTTGTCTCTATTGTAGGGACATCTTGAACATCGCAATTTATACTATAACTAGTCAGATAACCAGTATTAAAGCCATAAACTTTTTCAGCTCCATTCATTTCCACATCATATAATAATGTGCCAGAAACGGGAGACTCTCCTGTCAGACCCAAAACCGGATCTTGATAAAGTAAATCTCGAGTCATGGATAACTCGCCACGCAAAGGTTCGGCTATTATTTCACGGATAAACCCTGCGCCTAAAGCTCGAACCTTCTTTTGCCCAACACTATAGCCCGCACTGATATTGCGGATACCCGACACTCCTGTTCGACTAAGAGCGTTATCGCCTCCCAGATAGAAGATTTGTTCATAGCTTGGTGAAGCGTTATTAGCCATTATGGTGTTCTACTTTTTTTACTTAAAGATCCGCCTAAACGTTGTTCTTGTCCAATTACTTCAAGGACCGCAGCTCGAATTCTTTCTGCCATTTCTTTTCCTTTTGTGGCTTGATCCACATTAGATTGTTCACTTGCATTAGCGTTGCCGGCGGACTCAGAGGCTCCTTGACCTCCCCCTCCACTGCCGCCCATGCTAACATTGATGGATATATTGTTAGTATTAGCTCCACTTTGAGCGTTTAATGGCGCAGCGTCAACTCCCCCTCCAGCTTGCATTGTTGGAATAACACCTCCGTTTAAACGACCCATGAATCCAAGACCGTACTTGCGCACCGCCCGATTGTTCATTACAAACTCGCCGCCTGCCATGTAAGCTGGAACACTATCGCGATTGGTAAACCCTGAACCTATATGACCTCCTCTTGCATTTCCCGGCCCCCATCCTTTCCAACTATCAAAAGCAGTTTCGGGCCTACCGGCAACAGCAGATTCAGAGTAAAAAGCTCCACCACTTCCAATATTACGATGCATTGTTTTGTCGCCCGGACCTCCAACAGTAGCGGGATTTTTTGCACCAAATTTTCCTGCTGCCATACCCATTAATTTACCAACCCCCATGCTAGCTACTGTACTCAAGAAAGTAGAAAGTAGTTGTTTCTTTTGGGCCTTTTTTTCAGCCTCCTTCGCTAAACGTTCTCTTTCAGCTTCGCGTGCTTCAGCTAATTCTGGATTATCTGATGCAAGAAAATATCCACTCATTCTGCTGCTGTGCACACTCTCATCTAATCCCATGCTTCCCCCATTAGCGAAACGAGGGAAAGCGCCGAAATTCATTTTATCTAAATTAGCTCTACCAATACCTTTAACGGCCTTACGATTCATTACATACTCGCCCGGCTCTAATAGAGAAGGCACTTTATCGCCCGTTCCAGATCCCGGTACAAATGCACCATTTTGAAGTCCAGAGTTGCGAAATCCGGGGCTTATGCCCATTCCCATCAAACTGGTCAAGTTACTCATTGAAGATTCAAGTGCAGCTCTACGCATCATTTTTAACATATCAATAGCCACTCCTCGCATTGCATCACCAAAACTATCAGCTTTGTCCATTGCACTTTCCATAGCTCCAACCATTCCATCTTTGAAAGCGGTAGGTAAATCTTTGCCTAATTTATTGAAGATTAAATCTGTGTCTTGAAATACTTTATCAAAACCATCTTGTAGTCCTGCTGAAAATTCGGTATTGCGCTTAGCTTCGCGGTTTCCTATCTTTTCATCTAAATTTAATTGTTCTTTTAAGTATTCAATTCTTTTAAGTAGTTGATCGTTATTCCCTTCAACATCTTGATTGTATTGTTGTTCTAATTGATTGATTTCTTTTTGTATAGCACCTTGAGCGCTTCCTGATCCGCCAGCGCCTCCAACAGCAGCGCTTCCTCCTGACGAACCAATACCAGTAAAACCCATTTTTTTCAAATTTTGGTCAATATACATTTGACGAATATCAGAATTGCTGGCACCGCCTGCCAAAGCAGCAGCCGCTCCTGTTACCCTCATCTCTCCTCCTTTATCAAATTCCTTGCCAAGACCTTCTCCTATTATAATAGCACCTAATTTTTCAGTTGCTTCTATTAATTTCTCGTCAGCCCCTATTAAAGCTAAATTAGATTGAATCAAAGTTTTTTGCATCTCAAATTCCATCTTTAAATTAACGTTATCTGCTTTAACGCGAGCTTCATCCATTAGAATTTGTTTTTGTAAAACAGCTCTTTGATCAGCAAATAAACGCGCTGTATTTTGTCGATTTGTTAAACCTCTAGATGCAGCAGGATCTTGAGATCTTTTTTGCATCATGCTTATTTCTTGTTGCAGGCGCATTTGCTCTAACTTATTGAGATTTTCTCTTTCACTCAAAGAAAGCTTTTGGGCTTTTTGTAGATCGCGCTCTTGAACTAAATTTTTCGCTTTTATTTCTTCTATTTTTTGCTCTGCTGAAATAACGGTTCCTTGAGCTGCTATATTTGCTTCTTGAATTTCATAAGCTCTTATAAGCGCGGCTGCAGCATTTCTAAAATCTTGCGCTTTAGGAAGCTCTGTACCTGACTTTGCAAACACTCCCATATTAGGCGCTGCCCTTCTTTGTAACTCACCGGCTATTCCGGGCGCAGAAGGTCGAGGTCCTGTAGTCAACTTTAGCATTTGTGTGGCTTTGGCTGGGTTAGTTAGTAGCGTTTTAGAAATGTCTTCATAAGCTCCTAGTTCAGCACTTCCTTGAGGGAAAGCTTTGTCAAAAGCAGTACGTAAACTTTTTTGTTGAGTTATACCAAATTTCTGACGAGTAGCTCTATTATCTAAAACTCTCTGTCTATTAGTTGCGTCTGCTCTGAACCTTGTTGCTCCCACTTGATCTCCTACTACATTTCTAATGTCTGAGCCAATTTTAGATAAAGCACTATTTAGAGTTTTGAAAGCATCTTTAAATTTCGCTATTGGGGTATCTTTTATAGCATTTATAGAAACATCTAAGTCTTTATTAATTGCTGTAAAGCTTGTTTCAAGTTGTTTGACGAGTTTGTATTGCTTGTCGCTTGCATCCTCTGCTGCTTTTGCTTCTGCTGCTGCTCTCATAACACCAATCATAATATTTTCCATATCGCCAAGTGACTCAACAAAAGCGTCACCCTTGAAAAGAGATGCAACTCTCTGAAATACGTTACTCTTAGCCTCCCCCGGCTTACTCTTAAAAAGTTTTTCGTCCAGAAACATATCATCGAATATGTCTTCTCGAAGCTCAAGAAATTTCCTAGTTAAGTCATATACATCATTTGGTGATTCTTTAACACCACGAGCTATTGTTGAGATCTCTTTAGCTTCCTCTGCATTAAAATCTAATATTTCAAAAAAGTCTTTAAATTCATCGACGAATGCCGTTTGAGTTTTTTTGCCATAACCGGCTACGGTAAGGGCTTTATTTTTGCGCAATATACCTTCCTCTGTTGTAGGCTGATTTAGATCAGACGTAAGGGCCATCATATTGTTTCCCTTGCCTAATACTCGATCTTGAAAGCCAAACTTATTTGCTGCCCTGATGGTTTGACGACCTGTACGTTCAGCCACAACTCCGCTCGTAAATGACTTCAACGCAACAGTCATCTCATCTACATTGGTGCCTGCCGCTTTAAAATTCTTTTCCAGTTGTGTGCCTTTGATTTTTTCAAAATTATCTTTTAGTGCTATTTGTGCTGCTTTGAGTGCGTCTGCTGAAGTAGGATTATTAATTTCTTCTTGAGCTTTGATAATATTTTGGGCCGCGCTATTCTGCTCTTTGGAAGTTTTTTCAAACTCAGTAAATTCTGCTTCAAGTTCATCCATTCTTGCGCCTACCCTTAAGCTTGAAACCGCAAGACTGCCAAGGGCTCCTACAGCAGCTCCAGCAGCAGCGCCCCATGGACCAGCCAACATACCAATAGCAGCTCCAGTACCCGCCATATTCATTGCCCCGGTCGTATCACGACTAAATCCGGCCTGCTCCATTGCGCCAGCAGCCATAGGAAGCCCCATTGAAAGCCCCATGCCAACCGCCATTCCTCCCATACCTCCCATACCACCTCCGGCAGAGCTAGGTTTTTTCCCAGCAATTGCCATAGCTGAGGATGTGGTTTTAACTCTGGCCTGTAATGTAGTTAATGCCGCTCCACTTTTGCCTGCAGCCGACCCTAAACGCTGAGTAGCTCTCATCGCTTGGGTTTCAGTTATTTCTTTTTTAGATAACTTTAAAGCCACTTTATCTAGTATTCTCTGGAATCTGGTGAAACCATTATTTAGGCCGGCTAATTGCTTATTAGTTTTTCCTACTACTCCACTAACATCTACTCCCATAGGATCAACATAATTAGGAACGTAACCTCTTGAAGCTCCAACTACATCTGCCAAACCTCTAGGCTCATCGCGCGTATTTGTAACGCCTAGACCAGCAGGATTATTAGGGCCGGCCAATCTACTTGATCGTCCTACCCGAATAGATCCCATAGGAACTCCAGCGGCTAATTCTCTTTCTACGGAATCTCCAAGTGCGGCGAAGTTAGGCACATAACCTCTAGCAGCCGCTCCCATGGTAATAGGTAGAGACTTACCGAAGTTCTTCATAATTTGTTCGGTAATTTTTGTTCTGTTGCCTGATGACCAGCTTGACTTGGCATCTGCGTGTGTTGCATTTACTGCTGTACCAGTTATACCAAAAAGATCTTCAGCATTTTTACCTGCTTTGCCTGACAATAATATATCTAAAGTGGAACTATTTTGTTTTCCCTTCTCGTATTGTTGGCCTACTAATCTGTCTACAACAGCTTCAAAAAGTGCACCCTTGAACGCGCCCATCGCACCAGCCCCACCTTCTTTTAAAAATGAACCTTCTACTTTCTTTTTATTAACCGGTCTGCCACTATGAAGCGCGGGACTGTAAGCCATGATTACATTTTCAGCAGCTATACGTAATGAGTCATCTAAAATATCTTCAACTTTAGCTAGATTCCCTCCTTTTTGTACTCTTTTGCTAGCTGTAAGACTAGGCCCATAAGCATTCAAAAGCATTCCATCAACAGGCTTTCCATCCTTAGATACCGTGGACGACATTTTTTGCATTGAACTATTCGGTCCAAATACATAAGGATAGTTCTCCATTTTAAATCCAGCTTGAGGAACAAACATATGAGCCTTTTGCCGAGCATCAAAAAATCTTCCTTTGGAGCTTTTTGCCCCGCTTTTTCTTTCTAGATTTGAACGCAACGCCCCAACCCGAATAGCTCCAGTTTTTGTAAATAAAGAAGGGTGTGATGATTGAGTAATACCAGCGGCACTAGCCATCTGCCCAGCATTTGCCTTGTTTACATCAACAAAATTAGGCACATATCCACCAGCTCCCCTGATTGGTTTTGCCCCAGCAGGCATTCCATACTGTGCAATCATATTAGGATTAAAAATAGCAGAGCCCCCGCCTTTAAAGTTGGGAACTATATGTTCTCCAGTGTTGGCAATCATAGTTCCACGAACTCCACCGCCAAAAGCAAAGTTAGGAATCGTAACTGGTTTAGCTGAAGAACTCACCCCTCCTACGCCTCTTTTAATATCATGAACTTCTCCAGCCATTCCCGGAATAAAACCAGACGCTCCTCTTTTTCCTGCTTTACCGGTAGTAACTGCCGCAACATTTAGTGACCCTTTAGGCATTCTCATTAAAGTAGCAGCTATATTTGCAACTGATGATTCTTGACGATCCATATCATCTGCCGCCATTTGAGCGTAATCAGCTAACAACTGAGCCTGCATTGCTGTGTTGCCTGTGTAGCCTTGTATAGCCAACGCTAAACCAGATTCTCTTTGTAAAATACTTTCGACTTGTTTTTCTAAAGTAGCTCGTTTTTGAGTTTCAGTTGTTATACCTGCAAGCGCTGGTAATGATTTCAAAATATAGCTAGTAGTATTTAAAAATACTTTTCCAATTAAACCTAATGCGGCCACCAAGCCCGGCCCACCTAATACATTCCTTATTCCTTTTAAAAGGCCATTAGCAACTTCACTTCCAGCTCCTTCACCGTCAATTAGATCATTGATGCCTTTCATCAAACCTTTTAATGGGGCGAGTAATTCTTTAGCAATAGGTTCGAATGTAGCTTTACCAATATTTTGTTGAAGCCTTTGGAACTCTAAGCCTGTTTGGTCTACCAATGCAGATAAAGTTCTATTTAATTCGGCTGTAGCTTGATTAGCTTCATTTGTAGCTTTTGTTGAGACATCTAAAGCGCTACCATAGGTAGATTGCTGTTTGTTTAAATCTTTTAGTATAGCTGAAAGAATATTTGCTTGGAAAACACCCGCTACTTGCTCTCTTAAGTACGATTGGCTAGCGTCAGCCAGACCAGCATAAGATTGTGCAAAATTATCAAGGATCTGCATAGCTGGTAACGTGTTACCTTGTATATCTCTAACAGCTACGTTGTAAGATTCCAAGGCTTCAAGGGTACTTTGACGTTGTAAACGCGTAAAAATAGTTTTCATGGCGTTACCAATAACAGCGCCACCTCGACCAGTGGTTTGCTGTACCGAAGTAACCATCGCATTCAATTCATCAAATCCTACTTTTGCGTCTCTTGCCGAAGAACCCACACGACCAATAGCTTCAACCAAATCTCGTGCACCTACAGCGAACTTAGTTTCAACCGCTACAAATTTATTAACAGCAGTTGTTGTAGTAAGCATTGTTCCTTCAAAAGCATTAACTGTAGCAGTTAATGTTGCCACAGCCTTGTCCGCATTAATTCCTGTTAAACGAACTAAAGTTAATGCATCACTAGTTCTTTTTAATGTTTCTTCTGTTTTTAGACCTTGTCGAGCAAATTCTAATGCTGCTTTAGTGGTATCTTGAAAACCTGTTGCATTCTTTTTGCTAATTTCAAAAAGTTTATTTCCAAATTTTTCAAAGTTTTTATTGCTTAACGATAAAATACGATTAATATCTGCAAACTGTTTTGCTACCACAATAGTAGTTTTAGCTAATTCTTTGAAGGCTTTAGAGATACCTCCTATCACGGCAGTAGAAGCACCGAAAGCAATAACACGAGCATTTGAAGCAGCCAAAGCTGAATCAAACATATTTAAGTCGCCTGTAATTCTGCCTAATGGCTGACGAAAACCTTTGTCATCAATTTTTAATTTTAAAGTATTGCCCCTTTTGGACATTGCCGCGTTGGCTTTACGCATTCCGCGCTCAACATCTTTTACAAAAGCTGCGTGATCAATACCTGCTTTTAAATCTATAGCCATAATTTCAATAAAAATTATACACTTTTTTTAGCTCTTTAATACGTCCATTAAGTCTTTCATGTCCATTTTCCCACCTTTTTCTTTTAGTTTTGAAGAAAGGCTTGTATTGCCGCTACCTTCAATACCTAAATAATCATAATCTTCTTTGTTAGCACCCATAATGGTGGAAGCGCCCTCTTTGTCCATATTCTGTAGATTGTCCTTAGCTTTTTCTTGGGCATTGACATAATCTATGATTTTTTCTGGATCTTTTTTTATCCTCTCTGGTATTTTAGGATAATTTTCAAAAATGTTTTTAAACATTCGACTGTAGATAATTAATTTTACCTGATTTAAAGAAAGCTCAAACAAAGGCTTTGTAAACATATTGCTTACATTCTCGCAGAAAGGCAAATAAGGTTGATAAAAATCTTGAAGAGTAACTTGTTGAATTTTATTGTCATCAAAAGAACTATAACTCTCATTATAAAGCTTAACGATAGAGCTCATTTCACTTCGACTCATCTCATCAACTTCATCTTCAGAGTAGTAGGTCTCTTTTAATTTACTATCTTTATAGAGGGATCTAATAACATAATGGTCTGAAACACGAGATTCTGCGTACTTTTCACATGTTTGCCCTAACAAACCAGCTTTTTCAGACTGTAGCTCAACTAACTTCTTCTGCGCTTCTTGAATATCTTCGTTAGCGCGATCTATTTCTTTTTTAAGAAATAATTGTTTTTTTGAAGTTTCTACATTTTTTAAATAATTTTTTTGTTCGATGATTTTAGCTTCATCTTGAGAGGTCCACAATTCTTCTTCATGAAGGCGCTCTAAAGCTTCTTCTTCCGAAGGAAGGCCTCTTTTTTTAGCTTTTTCATAAAAAGAATCCCGAACGTCTTCAATATCTACCTGATCAAAAACAGAAAGATGTTTTAAATAGGCAGCTCGTTCGTCATGAATAATTTGAGACCAACCAAAAACTACGTCCCTGAAGATGTGTCTAAAATTAACATTAGCTGGGTTGGTCGATGTCATCTATAATTTTATCGAAATCTTCTTTAGAAGGGCTATTGCTAAAATACCAATAGCTTAATACAGAAGTTAATTTTCCCGATGCCGCAGCGAAAAGAGAATCTCCACTTTCTTCTTTTTCATAATAACTATCCACTTTACTTTCAAAAGTATCCCCTTGAAAATATACCAGCTCCTCATTTTCCTTATTTACGATATATGTTAAATGAGTCAAATACCATAAAATAATTCTATTTTGGGCTTTGGTATCGGCAGTATGACCAAATAAAGTTTGATACGAAGCCTCAAGTGTAACAATATCTCGGCGACAAATTGCAACTTTTGCAGCCAAAGCATCGATTTGTTTTTTAGTCGCAGCGGGTAACCTTTTAACATTTCTGTTTGCTAAAGTCTTTTTTGTATATTCTCCCTCAAGATCAGCTAATTCCGCATATAAATCAACTAATTTATTAGCATCACTTTCTGAGAGTAGCCCGCCAGTATCAGAATATTTCTTGGCCAACATGGCTTTTGTCAAAATTCCCTTTTTTATGCAACGGCTCATTTCGATAGAATACTCCATATCTGCCTCTTCTAATTCACGGCGGCTCGGCTCTTTAAGAATAAATTTTACTGGAATCTCTTTTTCTACTTTTTTTGTAACTTCAATCTCTTCTTCCACGCCCTTATCATTTTTGCGCTTTTCTTTAGATTTTTCCTCAATTTCTTGGGTGTCAGTTACTGTGAACGAATATAATTCTTTAAACATAAATGCTTAAAAATAATATTGTATATATACTTTTTTTCTAAAGGTTTTTTAAAAAGTGTATAATATAGACATGGCCAGTTTAATTTCAGACAGTGATAAGAATGCACTTCATGACGTAATGGATGATCAGGCGGATACCTTTTCTCGCCCCGTTACAGTTATAAAAGATCCGGTGGTAACTGTGCCCACCCCGAGTTCATCCTTTAATTCTATCTACGGAAATGCAGGGGCAACCACGCCTATCACCTATACAGAACAAAGCAGTACAGTCCAAGCTCGTATACAATACGGCGCACAAATGAGCGATGATTATTTTACAGCATCTAGATCTCCCAACCAGATTAAAGTATATATTCCAGAAGGGTTAGTTAGAATGAAGATCAAAGCTTCAGATTACGATACCGTTTCTGAAGCCAAAAGAGTAGAATTTGATAATCAAAAATTCTCTATTTATAGTGATTTTAGAGGTCATGGTTTATTTGATACTAAATTTTACACCGTAATGTTGAAAAAACTTGTATAATGGCTTTAAAACTCTCCAACCGTGATTTGCAAAATATTGATCAAAAAGTCATTAAAGAAAATTCTTTTAAAAAAAGAGTAAAACAAATTGTGGATACAGAATTTAAGCAGATATATACAGATTTCCTTAAGGCTTTTGAAGCTCATCCTGTTACTCAAGAAATTAAAGGAGGTCCATCTGCTACCAATATTAGCAGAACTCTTGGAGGCGTTGGCAATCTTTTTACTTACATTGGATTTGATTCGGGAAGTGATCCAATTAAAAATTTAAGAAAACTATTGGAAGCTTATGAAATCCACTATCATCCTCGCAATAAATATATGTCTATACAAATTGAAGTCCCCACAAAACAAGAGGTTTTTGGAGCCACACCTATGCCATGGGCCACTGGTCGTAGTTGGGCACGAGGAATCGAACGAGGAATTTCCGGATTAGGGCAGTATCTAGTAAAAAGCAGTAGAATAGCTAAATCTAAATCTGGATTCGCTATTCAGACTCAAGCTCCGGTTAGAGGAGGTAGATTCTCTAATACTTCTTATATGTCGACTTTACTCAATAATTATTATAAAGAAATACAAAAATTAGAAAAGAAAACTTTTTCATGAAAACAGTATATCAACATGAGCTTTTAAACAGCTTTTACCTTTGGTTCGATGATTTTCTTACCCGTAAAGGAGAGGCTTATACAACTTACAGCACGGATTTTTATTATTATGCGGATGAACGCGTACAAAATAAAAGAGTATTTGGATCGCCTTATAAACAATGGGTATATGATAAAAATATCAGCGCCGCCCAAATCAACCCTCTGATCAGTGGAGATTCGGGCGCTATAGCTGAAGGGACCAGTGGTCTAAAATTTGACTTTGATAATGGGAGAGTGTTGTTTGATTCAGATTTTGCTACAGGAACTAACATAAGCGGAACCTATACGGTTAAAGATTTCAATGTTTATATTTCTAACCAAACAGAAGAATCGATGATAACGGCTACGAAATATAAGAAGAATAGCCGCTATGGACGCACTCTGACGTATGTCCCTCCTTATGACCAAGCTACCCCTGCAGCCTTTCTCTCTTTAGGAGCAACTACAAATGAACCTTTCGCTTTAGGAGGAACCGACAATACTGTAACAGATGTAACCGCTGTAATTTTTGCAGAAAATATTTATCAATTAGACGGAGCTTTATCGGTAATGGCGGATTCTGCACATACTGTTTTTGGCAATATTCCTTTCACAGGTTCCCCTTTAGATGAATATGGAGACGTTAAATCTGCTTATCCTACAGGCTATGATTATAACAACGTAGCGGCAGACGGAAATTTCTATATGGTAAATAATGTAAATGTATCTAAAATCTCCGATAGCTCCAATAAAGTAATACCTGTTGATCTTTTTGTAGGATTCTGTGACTTTGAAATCTATAAATATCGCGACCCTCGAAGTTAAAAGTTCTCAAATTCAAAAAAAAGTTGTAAATTATTTTAAATTTAATATACTATTATGGCTAGAAACAGAGTAATTTATCAAAGTCAGGCTCTCTTTATGAGCCCTACATCCACTGGTTACCATATGCAAACAGGCAATAAATTTTGCTCTGTTGACGCTCCCGGTAATACCAATTGGACAGGAGTCACAGGGATAGCATACACCGACGGTCAATCGCCGCATCTTGGTGGTGCTGCCGTTGTTTTAAATAGAACCTTAATCGAACCTCTTCATCGAGTTCAATCTGCGAACTTTAATTTCACGATTAATCGTCAAGATATCAATGAATTCGGCAAATTGGCCAGATTAGATTCTATTGTAATGGAATCACCCACTGTTGGTTTAGATTTTAATTATTATCTTACTGACGGAGGAAATGAACGTAAAATGGGTTTCAATATCCCTACTAATGGATCTGGAAGTGCAACGGCGATACCCGCCGGTGCCTCTCGTCCTACTGCTACTACATATGCATGGACGGGAGACGGTTGTATCTCCGGATTTTCTGCTCTTTCAGGATTGATCGAAGATACCCAAGGAAATAACTATTTTATCGTTACTTCTAAAGAAGGCAAAGATGTTCAAGGAGATACTGTTGTTTCTAATTCAACTGATTATGATATTATTTCTATCGGTAATGGATTTATTAGTGACTACAACATAGACGCATCAGTCGGATCTATTCCTACTGCCAGTGTTAGTGTTGAGGCATTTAATATTAGAGCCGACAATTATATTTCTGGAGCTTTAGATGGAACTAGCCCTAATGCCGTAACCGGCAACCAAATTCCGGGAGTTGACGATATTAATGGTCAGCAAGTAGCACACAACTATAACTTCCGAGGTGGCACTATTTCTACCACAGGAGACTATGTTAATGGTGACGCTGTAGCAGATAATACAATTGTTGCTTTACGCCCGGGCGATATTAATCTTGAATTCATTGATGATGCAGAATCTACCTTTAATAGTGACGGATTCACTATTTTAAGTGGAGCCGGCGCAGCTCACATCCAAAGCTTTAATGTGACCGTTCCAATGAGTCGTACTATTCTTGGTAGATTAGGTAATACATTTGGATACGCTCGTGTTATCGATCTGCCAATGAATATTGATGTTAGCGTTTCGGCAATTGTCTCTGAATTGAGAAGCAACAACTTATTCGAAAGATTAAGCTCTACAGACAAACATGACTTCCGTTTAACTCTACGCAGATCGGCTGGAACGGGTAAACCGGGCGCTGACGCTTTGATAATTGATGTTAAAGGGGCAAGACTAGAAGGAGAAAGTTATAGCAACGCTATTGGAGACAATGAGACTGTTGACATTACATTCTCTACACAAGTTGGTGGATCTGCTGATACTAGCAATGGTATCTTTATGAGAGGCTCTTATGCTAGATGGACCACTCTCCCTTTCTGGCCATTGGGCGACCAAAAATCTCAGCAAGGTGGTTTGGCCAACTCAGTATTAACTCCAAGCTAATACTAATTAAACTTATTCGCAAAAAACCCCGCCTTCGGGCGGGGTTTTTTTTATGAAGTTATTAAAAAGAAAAATCAGTAGTTACCAGCCTGCACGGCCTCGGTAATCCCAAGCAGAATAAATATCCCCACTAGCGTCCACAGAAGCGTCTGTGCCGGCTACTTGAACTGGTTCGGCATCATATATGTTATATTTAGCTACAAGCGTTTCTAGGCGCTCTTCTGCGTCCTTAGCGAAGCCTCTGTAAGTCTTGGCAATCTCATTTTTATTAGTTCGGGTAATCACAGAATCCCCTTCGCGTAAAGAAATGAAATCAACGGAACTATCTATACCTTTTAATACAGCTCGTGCCTTTTTAGTATAATAGTTATTCAGATAAACTTGCTTGTAGATATCAGCCTCTTCAAATCGGAAATTCCCAGATGGCATCAAGACTGTATCATCAGGATAGTCAGTAGTGCTTCCTGAACCAGAAAATGCTCGATAAAGAATAGTATTAAGTAAGCCTACATTATTAGCAAGCCACCCTGAAATTGAAGCTAACGTCGCGTAACCTGTATCAGAATCAAATTCATCATTATAAATACCTGTAGCTATCGTGCTTACCAAATATGGCGTTTTCTGTCTGTTCGGCATATGATATATTTACACTAAAAACTAGAAACCTTCGCTCATTAATTTCTTGGCTCTTTCATGATTAGGGTGACTAGGATCATGAATAGGCAGTGGATCTTCCATGCTTATAGTTCTCGCACCGCGAGTAATACGGGTAAATTCTGCTCGTAATTTATCCCTGAGTCGAGCTAGACTGCCATCAGGGAATACACCAACTTTCATTGCTAAATTCTGTAAATCGCTTAAGTTGGAATCTTTTAATCCTTGCTCAAAAATGTTAGGGTCATTAGTACCAAAAGGATTTACGGTCTTGATTCCCAAGACTTCTTCAAGCTTTTTTACCTTTTCGATGGCGTCATCATCCATTTTACCTGTGGTAAAATTTTCTATATCTTCAAGGTTAGTCTTCTTCTTGGACGCTTTAGAAACGCCTTTTTTTTCTACTTTCTTAGTAGTCTTTTTTTTCGCTGCCATGTTAATATATTACAACTAAAATTGCATTTTTCCAAAAAAAAACTCCGCTCCCGAAGGAGCGGAGTTTATCAGGATTACACTGATTACATAATTAAGCCCACTAAGGCTCTGTTGTCCAAGACCATACGTCCCTCTTCCAATGCGCCATAATAACCGATTCTCTGCTGTCTAGCGGAGAACTGATCATCAGCGACCAAATTGAATTGAGATCCAGTTTCGGAATCTACAGCAATAGCGCGAACCATCGCGTCACGGCTGCGATCAAGACCAACAATAATCTGTTCGGTAGCACCATTAAAGACGCTAGAAGCAGTAGTAGAACCGTTATTAAGATAATCGGTAGTACCAGCCACTGTGTCGAACACATCGTTGAAGCGCTTGCCAACACCTAACTCAAGGACTTCCATGATAGCCACGCCAAAGAATTCAGTTAAGCCGCTCTGGCTAAATACTGAATTTCTGACAGCATCAGTTGCAGGAATACCTGCACCATCACCGGCTGCAGCAGCAGCACCAGATGGGCCAAGTGTACTCACTGGCTGATATGACATAGCACGAATTTGCTCAACTACTTCAGGAGACACTAAGAGGTCAGTCAAAGCCTTACGAGCTCCAGCAGGAGTCCCGCCAGACCAAGAAGCATTAACTCTCTTAATCTTAGTGAATAACTTATTCAAGTCATCCATTAAGAAACGGCCCGCCTGAGCAGTTCTGAACACATTGCGGTTTTTAGCTGTGAAGCTAGCATCACCAGCAGTTGCGTTCGCGAGAGCTGTCATCAAGAGGTTTGAGGAAGTTCTTTCTTGTTTAAGTAAAACTTCCTGTGCGACACGAGTAAAAGTCTTACCAATTACGTCAAGCCTAGAACGTGAAGCATACTTTCTATCGAAAGACACTGCACTATCTAAGCTGTAAGTGGCGAACTTAAGCTCGGAAGCTGTCGGCTGCACATAGTTTGTTGGAAGACCTCCAGCTACAGATTGACTGTAAACTCGAATGTAATCTTCGTCAAACACATCGTAATACAGATCCAACGGAATCGAAGGATTATCATCTGCATTATATTCTAACGGAGTGAATAGATTGCTGATAGTCGGAGCGTTATTGATAACTTCGGACAAAACCGGACCAATAAACTCAGCTAAAGCAATTTGAGCTGCGTAGGCGGTTTCGCGATTGCGAGACCCCATTGCCTTCACTAATTCTACTTGCTCATCGGTTCTTTTTAATGTAATTTTCATTATATTATATTAATTCCTTTCTACGTTAAGGGTTATGCAACATCCAATGAGCTGCTTGAATCTAGCTGAACTAACGCGTACTGTGCAGTACCCGTACCAGCGAACACATCCGACTGACCATTCTGCGACGTTCTATTGCCTGTGGCCAAAATATGACCAACAAGAGCCGCGTCAAGATCAACTAAACGTTCCCGATTATAACCTGTTAATTTGCCAGCATTTGCAGAAATACCAACTACGTTACCGGGAACGAAATTGCTATCTTTTTCATATGCTGTCTCATCAAAAGTAAACATGCCTTTAGTAGCGACTGGGCAAGCCTGACCGCTAAGAACTGCCTGAAGTTCATCTTTCTTGATTGGGTTATAAAGGAGTTTTTCTCCATTCTCGTCATTCTTCAATGTTTGATTGAGAGTAACGCCTAAGACCGGAGCTCCAGTAGTAGCAGGTTCGAAACGTAAAGGTACAGTTGGGTACTTGTCAGCGCCCAAGAACGGGTAATCAGTTTTCCCCAAGTAATCACTGCCGATAAGATCGAAAGTGTCTTGGTTCAAGTTTCCGCTCAATACCTTAACCATCACGCCTGCACTACCATTGCCATTGGTTGTGGGACTATCATCAACTATCTGGTTTGCAAATAAGTTGATGACGTCTGTTTCGTTATATTGCCTAAATGGGTATAATCTAAGTGCCATAATGTTTTATATTTAGTAGGTTATTGAAATATTTTCGGTATTAAAAGCCCGTCTGAATTGATCTGACAAGGACTCTTCCGTGGAAGAAGCTTCGTTATTATTAGCGATGCTTGAATGCGGAACTTCAACGTTTTCCACAACTTCCTCTACAGTTTCTTCGGCTTCTGGAGTAACTTCAGTAGCAATAGCAACGCCTTCTTGCGAAGTAGTAGCTAAACGCTTTTCAAGTTCTTCCTGAACCTTAGCCTCAAATTGTTTTTCCTGTTCCACTTTAAAAGCTTTGCTCTTATGGTGGAGTAAGGAGGCCAATTTGCCCTGATAACTTTCAAAAGTCTCATCAGAAGCTTCCAGAGTCTTTACTTCATTCGCCAAAACCGTACGGTCTTGATCGGAAAGGTCGTAAAGCTCATCAATAGCTTCCATGCGACTATTAAATAGCTGTTCTGCCGCAGCAGCGTTGATGGATGATTCTAATGATGAAATTTTCTCATCAGCTTCCTCCAGTTTCTTCTGAAGGTCTTCCATCGAAGCTTTAGCTTCGGTTGCATCTTTCTCAGCTTGAGCCTTTTCAGCCTCAACAGCTTCTCTTTCAGCCTTAAACTCTGCATCCTTCTCACGAATCTTATCGATAACATGAGAGGCTACATTAGCTACGGCTTCTTGAGTGAATTCAGCATTGTCCGCTAACTTCGAATCGAGAACCTTCTCGAACTCGGTTTTGAACTCTGTAATATCCATAGTATTAGTATTTTTTACATTATTATTTTCACTTTGTGAAATTTTTAAAATATTATTTTTAAAATTCTTTTCGTCTTCCACTGCATCTCGTTTATCATTTATATCCAGATCTATGTTTTTCTGAACTATGAGTCCACTGACATCGGCGGCGGGATTAGTAGTAAATCCAATCCCTAAAGGGAATACATCTCCTACCACTAAACGGTAAATAGGCGTACCATCATTTAAAGCTCCAGAACCCTCAAACGCCTTTAAAAAATGCTTCATTTCATTTATGTGAGCTGGGTCACTAATGATTTCAGCATCTTTAAGTTCTTTGGAACCTACGGCTAATACGTAGTCATTAAAACCTAATTCCCAACTGGCGGAAATTTTCTTAAAGAAATTACTTTCTTCGTCGCTAGATTGCATTAATACATCTGCAAAATCTTTATTAACAGTTTTATAAATAACGGCTGCCAATGAAATATAGTAAGGATCTTTGTTTCCTAAAGCAGCGCCATTGCCTAAAATTTTATCATTATTTAAATCTGTAAACCCGGCATTTACAATATGCCCAACTACTTTTTGTTTTTTATGCTCAATATTTGTAGGCTTATTAACAAAGTAATCTATGAGATCTACAGCGGTTTCAGAATTAATTCCATCCCCATTTTTATTAAAGGTATTAACAACTGCTGCATTGAAGGCCGCTCCCACTAAATCAATATTTCTTTCTAAATCAATAGATTTAGGGATAAGGGGGCGTAAGTTTTCCAAAGAGGCTTGACTAATATTTAGCTCGTTTTCTAAATCTGTTGTCGCATGAACAGTGAAATCATAGCGAGTCTTGTATTTGAAATTAGTCGACATGTCTTCATAAAGGTTACACTAAATTATTTCTTGAGAGAATTTTTTCTACTATGATGCAAAATCGCTGCCGCGTAGTCATCTAGCTCATGTTCTGCGCTAATTTTTAGGACGGGCTCCATGGGTTGCAATTTGATTAACTCTTGAGGATCTTTAATGCAAGCTTTACCAGCCGCTAACCAATCGGTCTTATTTTTTGAAACTACTACAGACTCACATACCCGTTCTAACATTTCCTTTTGGTTTTTATTTAAACGTTTTTTCTTAAATACTTTTCTCGCTTCAGTAGCTAGGGAATTGTACAAATCATTAGTTTTATCGGCTGTATCTTTAATGGCTGTGACGGAATAACACTCTTTGGCTAAAGTTTTAGAGCCAAGAGGTCTCCCCGGATTAGACGCACTCCGAGGTCCATTTGAATCTTTTTGTAAAATTTCAGCACTCTTTGGATGCTTAATTTCTTCCAATTCAACATCCTCTTCAAATGTCATTGGCATGGGAGTTCCTCCCACGATTGGGTTGTAATATCCTTTTTGACGATCTTCCACAAACTTTTCCTGAGCTGCGTCTAGTTCTTTGCTATTAGGGAAAACTCCTGTTTCAATTACCTTGATTCCTTCTTCTGGAGGAAGGATTCCTAATTCCATCATTCGGGTAATCGTACGTTGTACCTGTGTTTGATCTTGCAAATCAATAGTTTCAAATTTAGCCAAAGGAGCATTTTTAAAACCATAATTTTTGCATATCTGTTTGATTTCAGGTTGCAGGAAATTATTAAGAAAACCATCTCTTGACTCTTTAAGTCTTTGTAAAAACATCTGAGCTTTGATTTCAGTGCTAGCAAACTTTTCTTGATTTAAAATTATATTTTGAAGGCCTTCTTTGATGTCTTGGTTGACTACCTCATATTTAGCTGGCCCAATTACCTTTTGGATGTCAGGAATAATGAATTCAGCTTTAGTAGTATAATCACTAACCAAAATACGTCCCACACTTTGATTTTGAAAAAGGGACTGCATGGCTCTTATATTGCGGGGATTTACTCCTCCTTTGTCAGGGGTCGTACCCATGGTAATCATAAGAACTACATTTTCGATAGTACGGCAAATAGATTGGTCAATTTTTTTCATTTCCATTTTAAACTCAATATCATCTAAAACAGGGAAACCAAAAGGCACAGCGAATGGTTCATAATCTTGCTTTTTATAAAAAGCGTATCTTAATTTTTCAGGATCTAACTCTACCTTTAAGCCATTCATAGCCCAAGAGTCTTTTTCTAGTCCAAGTTTTATAGCGGGGTCTAAAGCTTCATAAAGCTCTCTGTCCTCGTCAGTTTTAGGATTCTTAAGCCGCTCTGCCTCATATTCGCTAAGCACTTTAGCATAAAGCCCTATATCAAAAGAGGTGGCCCTTTTAGCTACAATATCAAAAGGATTCAATAAAATATACCTAACAGGTAATTTGTTTGTTTTTAAAGTTAAACCAAAATTTCTTACCTTAGAAAAATCTTCTACATTAATTTTTCCTTCGATGGTATATAAGAACACATTTCCACTACGATAAAACTCTCTGAAAAACTGATCTTTTAAACTCCAAATTTTTATTTTCTTTAACCACGCATTAACAAAAGCTCGAGATTTAGCGCTACCACCTTCTAAATACAAAGTAGAATTAGCAAAATCTGCCATCATGTCTACAGCATTTCTAAAAACCGCTATATTCGCATAAGCCTTTTGGGTTAACTCTATTGCATCTCTAACATTAACTCCATCTAAAGCATATTCATAAGGCAACATTCCTGCCCGAATATTAGCATACTTAAAAAGTTTAGGAGCAATAGCTATATTATTGCGCCGGGTGTTGGTACTAGAACTAGGGCCTCCCGACCGAGCATATGCTTTAGACTCATAATTATAGAAGGATTCCCCTAGTAACTCTGGCTGATAACCGCCAGCACTTGCCTGTGACATATTTTCAAAGTGTTTTTTCTCTTGTTCTTTGAATTTGTTCCAGTAATCGGACCTTTTCGTATATTTGCGTTTTTCAGACATGTTAAAAATAAATTACACTTAAAGTTATAAAAGTGACTTTTAAAGTTGCTTTCTTTACATTATAAACTCAGGAACGAATGTTTCTATAACATCTTCTTGTTGGACGTTCTGCGAATCAAAGTGGACTTTTGCCATCCAATTGGCCAACACTAGTGCAGAGTAAGAATCCTTTCGGGCTTTATCGGGGCCAGTTTGACGTCGCAAATTTGAAGGTAAATCGAAAGTTTGAGTCCCTTGAGAAGTAGTAGTAATTTGAATGAGAGCACACTCGTTTTTTGTTAATTCCATCATATCAGATTGGTGCTCAATAAAATCAATCATTTTAGCTCCAGCAGTTTGCTTGCTTTCTTCGCTAGTTCGTAAAAATTTAAGATTTTGTATAGGTATACTTTTATTTTTTTGTTTCGTATAAGAATCATCAATAGCCCGTCCCGCAAAATAAAGACGACGATGATCGAAATTAGCTTGAAGTAATTCGTTGGCTTGACGAATCCAATTGCTGGTCGGCTTGCGTAATATCACATATTTATAAGAGTCTTTGCTATATTGATTTTTATAAGACTGCAAATCTCGTTGATACTCTTCAGGCTTATCCAAGCCAACTTCTAAGGTTTGTAGTTTGATTTTCTTTTGTTTAAATGTGTCGCTTTCATTACATGCTTGCAAAAATTGAACGCCTCCGTTATAGTCACCGCAGACGCTAACCACATTAAAATTTTCTAAACAAAATAAGAAATAACTGATATGGTTCTTTAAGGAAGTTCCTGACAAAGCATAGCTATGAACTAATGTAGTTTTTTGCTCTTCAGCATTAATCTTTAAAATTTGAATAGCAAAATCATCAGAACTTTCTGTCTGCGACCATGAGGGGTCAAAAGCTAAAATATATTCTGCGTCAGGATCTCCTTGAACTTCTATGCAAGGAGACTCTCCATCAGGCACCGTACACATAGCCATTTTACTGGTTTTAAAATAACCAGAACTGTCGTCTGTAAATATAGCTCCAAATTCTCGCTCAAACTGAGATTGGCTCATTGTGGCTTTTGCTTGATTGATGAGATTTTGATCGTACAATTGTTGAGGAGCACAATCGTAACTATACTGCATGATACAACGAGATGCTTTATCTTTTTGTTTTTCAGCAGCTATTAAAAATTCGAATTGATTGTAAAGTTTATATAAGTATTCAAACTTATAAGAAGCTGAAGATAGAGCTATTAATTTATTGTTAGGCCAAATATATCTATCTTTTTCTTGCATTTTATTTTCTTTTATCAGCCGGTTTTCAAGCTTAAAAAGATCATCGCGCTGAGTGGGATTTTCCACCACAGACAAAAAGGGAACTATAACCTCATTATAAATTCTTTCAGGCATGAGTAAAAATTCATCAATAATAATTCGGTGGAATCGAAAACCACGAAGCTTTTCTCCATCGCCAAGAGGTAAAGCACGAATTCTACTAGCTCCAATTTCCATGAGCCATTCATCATTACTTTTAGAAGTTTTAGTTATGCATTGTCGAAAAAAACCTGCTTCAGGCTTGTTCGCAATATCTTCGATCTTCTTGAAAATCATCTTGGCTTGTCGAAAAGATTTGGAAAGAATCCCTATTTCTACTCCTTGATTAAGTACTGCATCTAAGGCAGCAAAAATACCGGTAGTAAAAGATTTAGACATCCCTCGGCTCCATACTCCTAAAAAATAATCCGTCTCAAACATGGATTTAATTGCCATGTGTTGAAAAGGAAAAAGTTTTACTCCTAATAATAAATCAGTTGCAAAGGTGGTATTATTTCTTAAAAATTCATAAAGAGCTAATTTAGCTTCTCTTTCATCTAAAAATCCTTCAATCTTTAAAAGCTCTTCATTGCTTCTAAGTTTAAGTCCGTTTCTAATTTGATTTCCTTCTTGCCAACTCATTGTTCTCGTGTGTCCCAAAAATATTGCATGTCAGTTCGCCAAATATTTTTACCAGATAATAAAAGCCGCGGTATAATGTAGGATGCATTTTTTCTGTCCTCTACAAAAATAAATTGACATGCTCGCGGATAATCATGACAAATGTCTTTTATTTGCCGTAAGGTATAATCAATATTAGACCGTCGATTAAAAATTTTATTTTCTTTAATTATTTTTTCGACGCTAGATTCAATCACTACAAATAAGTAAGCGTCCATTTCTTGCGCCCGAAAAATCTCTCTCCTAAATCTTTCAATATTATTTTTACCAAGGGTTCCTTGTAAGTCATTTCCAGATTTTCGATCTACAAAAGTATAACTATAATGATCCCCTAAGACTGTGTAATCTCCTATATCGAGCTTAAGGATTTCATTGGTACACCCTTCAAAATTCAAAGGCTTCTGTTCTCTTGTATCTATAGCGACAGTTAAGTCTGTAGGCAACGGAAAAGTAAAAAAGTTACGCGGTAAATTTTTGTTATACAGTGGCTCGCAACCTATTTCTTCACAAGCGGCATTGTAACTACCCCATAATTTTCTATAGATGGAAACAGAAGGAAGAAAAGAATTTTTTGTTTCCAAATGAAACGGACCATACTTTCTCTGTTTTTTAAAATGCCGTTTTTCTAATAATGAAAGAGCATAGTTTTTAACTTCCTCCTGAGGGCTCTCTTTGCACCATTTTAATAATTGTTGCTTTGTGGAGAAGTCTCTTTCAAAGTATTCATCAAACCTTTTGAAGGGTAATGGGTCACCGGTTAGTTTATTAGTACGCGGAAAGTATTTAGTGTAATAAGAGGCTAAATTTAAATCATGCTGTTTAATATGTTTATGCAAAGATGCTCGGCTAGTAAATTCTTTTTTACATTCGGCACAAGGGAAAATTTTAGTACATATTCTTTCCATTAAATAGCATCCTCTTTACTAATGCCTAATACTCGCGCTTTCCAATCTGACATTTTCTCTACTTCATCGGCCTCTTTTCTAACAACTTGTTTTTGCATTTCAGCCATCTTAATCATTAACTTTCGCTCTTCTTCATCTTGAAAAAGTTGCACCAACGAAATGATAGAGGCATTTCGCTGCTGTTGATTTGCTACCCTTTTAGCTCTTTCGCCATTAAGTTTAGCTAACATTTTATCAATACGATTAATGCATTGATTGTATTCTTCCGCTTTTGTTTTAAGCATTTCTGTCAGCCTCATGGTTAATTCATTTTGCCCTTCAGCGTCATCAAACATTAAATTTAATTTTTGTTTATGTTGCTCTATCTCTTTAAGATTTACATAATCCATGCAAACATTAACATACAAATTTAACTCATCAGAAGTTAAATCAGGTTTATCCCATGTACTACGAATATATTCTGCTTCAAAAAGTTCTCGGCTTTGTTTGGTTATATAAGAATTAATAACTTGCAAAAATCTAGGACCTTGCAAATATGTAATTAATTTTTCTATGCATTTTTTGTCTTGCAGATTTATTTTATTTATATCAAATTCTTTGGCGGCAACTTTATTTAATCTTTTTACCGCGGTGGTAAGAATATGGGGAGGGGTATATTTTTCTCCAGCCGCATCATCTCGAGTACTGGTAACCGAAGGGAATTCATTACTAATATATTCGCATAAGGCAATAAATTTTTCACTCTCCGCAAATCCTTTCTTTTTGGATTCCTCAGGCCATAACAGTTGACCAACTTCAAGCTTGGTCATTTCTGGCCCATAATGATTATGTATAAAAGCTTTTTCGTTCTCTATTAGAAAATGCTTTACTACTCTTTTTTTTACTTTGGTACGATAACTTAAACCTTTATCTACCCAATATTTTCTTAAGGCTCTCCCTCGCACTGTGCTGCCTTTTTCATTGGGATCATCAAATAACTTTTTAGTGCATTCACTTAAATCGCCATCCAATTCTTCGAAAAGTTTTAAACTCTTTTCTTTTTCTTCTTTTGTTAAAACGTATTCTTTCATTCGAAAAATATATCAGTTTCGTCGCATATTTTCTTAGCGATCTTTTTATAAAAATTTTTTAAGTTCTTTATTTGCTTGTAGCCCGCCTTACGTCCTTTTTCGTTACTTTTGTAACCCAGAACTTTAGCTACTAACTCTTCATCTATATGATCAATAAATAACATTTTATAGATAATATAATGACGATCATTTAAATATTGTCTCATTGATAAATGTAATGAGATAACGGCCCCTCCTATGCTATAGTGATCTTCAGGAAGGGTGTAACGATCGAAAGGATTAGTCTCTAAAGAAACTGGAATTTTAATATCATAAGCTTGCTTCCGAGTCTTGTACCATTTGGCAAAGTCCGGACATTCGTCTGATTGTAAACCGCTAGCAGTAAGGGAGCAGAGATTGGAAATTTGACCACTTGCTTGCTCTTTAGATTGATTATGCTTACAACTAATGCATGGTCGCGCAAAATTAGAATAATTGTTACGAAGAATATTTTTAAGCTGGTTGGATATAATCTTATTTACCCACGGCTCTATGGGGCGAGATTGATCCCACTGCTCCCACTTATTATAAATATGAGTACGAATAATTTGTGATACGTCATCAAAGTCTAGCCATGCTAGGGCATGTAAATGCCACTTATAGTATCGCTTCCTTATTTCGTTATCTACAATCTCAAATTTATCTTCGTATGTTTGTTTTTTATCCTTCGCCACCACCGCCGCCTATCTCATCAAACTTTCCTCGGGAGGACCCGCATTCAGCTTGGGAAATTTTGGCAAACTCCTCTGTAGTCATCTTTTTATATCCTTCTTTCGCTTTAGCATTATATTTGATTTCATTAGGATCTAAAGGATTATTAACTAGAGACTCGAGCGTCACCTTGGAGGCGGGCATATCTATATCATATTCTAATTTAGATATATTTGGAATCCCCCCATCATCATTTTTTCCATTCGCTGCCTTCAGGCTAGGATCAGACACAGAAGCGCTGGACATCCCAAACGCCGCAAATGTTTCCCCACAGCTTTGGCAGAAGTTGGGCTTCTTTAAAGTGTAACCATTTTTGGCTCCACACTCAGGACAAAATATACTAGCCATTTTTTATAATTTATTTTATAGGGTTATTTTCTAGTTTATTCACTATAAATTTTAAAATTTCGCTTCTCAAGATATCTTCTTCTGTGAAACGAAAAGTATGTATACCTTTTTCTTTACACTCATTATCGTCAAAAATCTCCATTACAGGCGCAAAACCTGTTTTGCCGTTAATATCGGACTGCATTGGATCTCCACATATAAAATATTTAGAATTAGTACCAATTCGCGTAACTAGCGTCACCAATTCCTTTCTGGTGAAGTTTTGAGACTCATCGGCTATGATTAACTTATTATCCCAACTCGCTCCGCGCAAATAGTTGATAGGAGCACATTGTATGATTTTTTCGTCTATTAGCATTTTGATTTGATCTTTAGATAATAGTTCGCATAGCTTATCTTGCAGGGGCATCATAAAAGGATGAAATTTCTCATCTACATCTCCCGGTAAACTTCCTAAATTTCTCTCACCGCTTTCTGCTATAGTACGAACATAAAACAAATCTTGATTCATATTCATATTGAATAGCTGAAGTGCAGCATAAATTGAAATAAAAGTTTTCGAAGAGCCTGCTGGCCCTGAAACAAAAACAATTTTCGTATTTTTATCGAAAGCTATTTTTAAAAATTCGTGTTGTTTTGCAGTTAAGTCAAAATTCTTCAGATAAAGCTTATATTTATTTTCCGCAAGAGGTATTATCTTTTCCGACGCCGTGGACTTCTTCCGTCTACTCATCATTAAATATTACACTTGACTTGGGTGATTTTCCCTGTATTATTTAAATCAAATATGATTTTTCATGTTTTATCAGTTCCTGTCTATCCGACGCGAAAAGAAATAACCTTATGTGCTTTTACCCAAAAAGTTTATAAGTTTTGTAAAGTTATGACTCAGCGAGGCCATACAGTTTTTCATTATGGCCATCCCGATTCAGACGTAGCGTGTACACAGCACTTTGATGTAGTTTCCCGAAACACTTATAATAAAGTTTATCAAAAAAAATCTTGGAAAGAATTTCTCTCTCAAGACGTCAATAATGATGTTCATAGGGAATTTAACAAAAATGCCGCAGCCTTAATTAAAAAAAATAAACAAAGTAAACATGATTTCGTGTTAGCCTTTTGGGGTTTTGGACATGCTTCATGCTGTCAAGAACTTAACGGAGAATTTAAAATTGTAGAGCCTAGCATTGGATATGACTCTTCTTTTGCCCCATTTAAAGTATTTGAATCTTATGCTCAATTACATAAGCTTCATCATAAAATGTATGGTGAAAGCGGTTTACCCTCTTTCACAGACCATGTAATTAGACCCGGATTCTATTTTGAAGATTTTAATTACGAAGAAAAAAAAGAAAACTATCTTTTATTTTTAGGTCGCATGATAGACAATAAGGGTATATCCATCGCTCAAAACTTGTCCCAAGCCTCACAAATTCCTATAAAATTTGTAGGCCCTCAAAATTTACAAAACAACCTTTTGAAAACTAATTCATTAGCGGAATATATTCCTACAGTTAGCTTTGAAGAACGTAAAGAACTCTTGAGTAAGGCTAAAGCTTTGGTGATGCCATCTCTTTTTCCGGAGCCTTGTGGATGGACGATGTTAGAGGCTTTTATATCTGGAACTCCCGTTTTATCTACTGATTGGGGCGGATTGTCAGAATATAATATTCATGGAAAGACTGGATTTCGCTGTAAATCATTAAATGAATTTTATCATGCTTTAGGTATAATAGATACCATACAACCTAAGTTTTGTCGAGAATACGCACAGCAAAATTTTACTATTGATATAGTGGCTGAAATGTATGAAAAATACTTTATTCACTTGATTCATGTTGGGGACCATGGGTTGGGGGCAATTTTCAATAAATGTAAGTTTGTGGTTAAATAATTTAAAAATAAATAAAGAGAGATTTTAAAAAAAAGTGTAACCTATTACTAATGTCAAAAGAAGGTCAAGAAAGCAAAAGAGTGAAATTTGGAGATTTAGATACATTTCTTAAAATAGCTCCCATTCTTGGTTTGACTTTATTAGCGTATTTACAAACGCTCTTTCCTAGCAAGGATGAATTCAAAGAAATTCAAAACCAATTAATCCAAATGGATAAGAAAATTACGGAAATGACCGTACTTCAACAAGCTATTACCGGCAATACTACGGATCTTCGGAGAGTCACAGAAAGAATTCGATTGCTAGAGTTAGAGGTAGCTAAACATAATGCACAAGCCTCTCGCACTACAGCGGCAAGAGACAAAAAAAATAATAATATCTCTCGAAACTAGATAAAAATAAATTTAAACATATTATAATAAGATGAGCCACATATCAGGAACCTATACATTTAATTTTTCACGGCTAGATCCGATGTATGACAACTCCTTAAAAACAGGATGTCAATCATTAGTAGTAGGAATGAACTGCGTATTTTCGGGAGTTGATCAAAATGACCTGCCAGTAGTTCAGGGCTCCTATATTGATGGAACAACTGGATTTATGGGTTGGACTGACCCTATCCCAGATTATCCTGCAAGCGGTCAAACTGGAGCGTCTGGTTACGCTATTTGTTATACTCCAGACTATGTAAGTGACAACATCAGTGGATTAGCTAATGAATATGCTTCCGGTTTGTGCTGGTGTCACCATTTAGAAGAAAGTATTTCAGGGGCGCTTCATACCCCTATTAGCTGGACTGATTTTCCTTACCCTTATCTGTCTGGTTCTGGTGATGCACAGGAAACCGTACCGGGAGTTGACCCCCATGATATGTAAGTGATTCTAAAAGTAAAAGCCCCGCTTTTTGGAGCGGGGCTTTTTTGTTACTGGGCTTTCAACTTTTTTATTTGCGCGCTGGCCTTTTTTTCCTGTCTCCTCCACGATGAGGTTTTCCCCCTCTCTCGCGACGCGACTTACCGCCCCTTTTAGCATCCTTTTTCTTTCTTTCAGCGATCGCTTTTTTCATCGCTGCTTTTTCGTTATCACAAAGCTTGCCGTCTTTGTTTTTATCGAATCTCTTGAGAAGGGCTTCTTTAGATGATGATCTAGAAGGGGCTATTTTCTTTCTCAACGCCGCATACTTTACTTTTGCTTGAGCTTCAGTAAGCTTTCCAGCTTTAACTGCTTCTCTAATTTTTTTAGCAGCGGCGACATACTTCTTTCTCGCCTCCGAATTTTTGTGTGCTGGACGGGCTGCGTGAGGGCTTTTCTTGATACCAGCTTTGGCAACCTTATTTGTTTTGGGGCTTGACTCAGCGTAAAGTGTGTTAGCGCCACAAGCTAACAATGCTGCGATTATAATAAACTTAATGTATTTATTCATAAATTATTCCTCCGGCTGATTACCATCAATCACTTCGTCGCGTTTATTTTTAAACTCATTCCGGATGTCTTTAAGACGTTCTCTAACCTCTTCGCGGTTACCTTTCATTCCCTCAACCCAATCTTTGCGTAAAGATTTGAGTTGATTTCTTAAGCCATCTTTTTCGGCATCCGCCGCATCTTTTAGTTGCTTATGTAAATCTTTTACTTGAGAGTGATGCGCTTTGGCGGCAGCGCTAAAAGCTTCTCTTAACTCTTTGATTTTTTCATCATCTCTAACTAATTTCCCAAAAGCTCTACCTTTATGTTGTAACTTGTAACCTTTCTTTTTAGAGTCTTTATGATTCTTTTTCCGTTTTTCAAATGCGGCTTTTAAGCGTTCTTTGATTTTTTCTCTATCGATTTTTTTCTCAGGGCGCGGCTTTTCGGGCTTTTCTTTATCTCTATCTGGGCCAGCCTGCACTGTCGTTAATGAAACTGCCATGGCAGCTATTAATCCAATTTTTAATAAATATTTCATAGACATATAATATATACACTGCAAGTTCTATGCCAGAACTTTTTTTTATTTTTAAAGGGGTTTTTGAAAACTCTCTATTTTTTTTAGGGAAATATCCCCCAGCGTAAAATATTTTTAGGTAAATAATCCGCAGTAAGTGTAAAACTTATTGTGAAAGTTTTTTTAAAATATTTAATTTTGATAATCCTACTCAGCGGATGCGCCAACCTAAAAGAAGTGGATATAAGTCTGACTGGAATTGAATTAGAATATTATGAAGCACCACAGCCCCAACAAAACGAGAGCGTCGCACCTCTACCATCTTGGCCACAATTGATGCCAATGAATAAAAGTAAATGACGGATAGCATAACCAATTTATTAAACAGCACGAATTTGGTCAATCAATTATCTGGACTTGAGACTAATCAACTTGAAGATGTGGCTCAAAATTTATTCTCGCAATATGGTTGGTTCTTCTTCGCAGGAGTGGCGGTTATCCTTATTAAAGATGTAATGATGAATTTCGCTAAAGGAATTATGGTCTTTTATGGTTCGCACTTTAATAATGACGATATAATCTATATTTCAGGACGACAAGCCCGCATTGTTCGCGTGGGGATTACAAGCACTACATTTTATATGACCGATCGTAAAAGTAAGATGGTTGTACCTAACGAACAATTGAAAGAACTAACCATTGAAAAAACCCTCCCTTTAAATGGAGGGGCAGCATATTTACCTAAAGGTGGAGACCCAGATTTTACCAAAAAATGAAAAAAAGAAAAAATAAGCTCAGAAAAGAACAGGCACAAAAAAACACAACTTTTAAAAAAAGAGTCACCTTAATTATCATTATTATAGCGACTGCGATCGCGGTGGCCTTTATTTTTGGAGAAAAAGTTCAAGAAAAAAAGGATTCCTTAAAAGAAAAAGTAGTGAATACTGCGATTGAAAAATCCGTAGAGACGGTCGTTGATAAAGCAGCGGACAACGTAAAAGAAAAAGCTGTAGAAAAAATAACAGAATTACTTAATAATAATAAATGAAATATAATTATCTTTTTAATCGTGATGAGGATGTAGATTACACCGGACAATTCGTCGAAAATATCACCACAAACTGTCTCGGGGAAGATCTCACATTAGAGCAAATCCTTGGGGGTGTGGAAAATTTTAGCATCGCTTGTGGCTTTACTTTAAATGGTAGCGGCATCGGGCTTGTGCCGAAGTCTGAATAAAATGTGCACCAATAAAGAGTGTTTTGATGACACCTGTCAGGGTGAATGCACCCAATCTAAAAAAACAAAATAAATTAAAGTTGTTTCAATTTATTTACCTTTTGTTTGTAAGTTTCTAAAAGATTCAAAATTTCATCAGAAACCTTTTGAAATTCAGCCTCGTTTAATTTGCTATTGCAATAGAGCAGTTGAGAAATCAACTGGTTACTTAAAATATGGACTTCATGGAATTTTTGTTTCATTGAAGAAGAACGCACTTAATAGTATCCATTTTTTCAATTCTGTAAAGAATAAAATATAGCACATACAATTCGACAATCTTTTTGTGTTGTTCCCCATGCTTGCTTGGGAAACTTAGAATGAAAATATTCAGATGGATAAGAAACCAATCTATTTTCGATGCCGCCAATTACTGAATTTAATTCCCACTTATCAATGTCATCATAGTCTCGATCTGATATTTCCACGACATGTTCCTTAGGCCAATCTGTAGGCATTTGATAACCTAAGTCTTTATGTCTCCATAATGCGGTGCCGTTTAATTCACTTTCGTTTTGTGACATGTAAAGGACGGCCCCATATTGAGGTCTCTCTTCTGCCCCCACATAAAGATCTGAATGAATGCCCCAATTTTTATCTAAATAGTATGTAGCTTTACGAACAGTAGCTAAGACAATTTTAATTTTTTGGTTCCACACTCTCTCTAATATTTCTACTATCTTTTCTTGCAATCCATATGGAATTTTTGTTGTATAAAATTTCTTGTCCCCATCTGCCTCGATCATTTCGTAAATAGCCGAATTTTGTAAATAATTTTTATGCTCAAAGAAATCTTTTTCCTCTAGCGCTTTATCTAAAATAAAAGAAAAATTTTTCATTTTAAAGGAGTGTCTTCTTCCTCTTCTTCTTTATAATCTTCTTCTCTAATTTTTTCTCCTTCTTCTGATAATACGACCTCTCCTTTTTGCGCTAGCTTTTTTGAAGGGTAGTTTTTTTTATTGTCTGGAAAATGCATAGAACGGTTAATTATAGATTTTACACCAAAAGCATTTAATTGACTCATTTTATGTTTTTAAGTGTAAAATAAAGGACTTGACAAAGATATGTTAACACCATACTATTCTAGCAGGTTTTGACCTACCTTTAAAGGTTTTTTTAAATTATGAAGAAATTATTTCTTACAATGTTAATAATCGGTTCTTGTGCATTTGCTAATGTCCAAGAAGTACAGGCGGAGGAGCCTTCTTTTAGCGCTATTACAGGTTATGCAGATGAAATCAACATCCGCGGTCTATCGTATGGCGGAGATGGGTTTCTCACAGGAATCAATGGAAAATTCCCTGTTAAAGGGGGTCTCACAATAAACGCTGGGGCTTATCATCTATTGGCTTCTGAAGAGGATACTCAATCTCATTTCCATATTGGAGTAAGTAAAGGTTGGAGTATTGCAGATATCGGTCTGAAAACCTCAGGTGGAATCAGTAGTCATCAGATCGCTGATCCTGCTATTGATAGCAGCGTCGCAGTTGGAGCTACTATTGAAGTTACAGAAGACCCTATCGGTATTAGTGAGTGGGTCACTCCTTCTGTTTCACTGTGGAAAGATGTAGATTACGGTTTTACAGGAGCAACATGGGGGCTTCATAAAACTTGGGAAGTATCCGCTGTCAATAAAGATTGGAAAATCACCCCCTCGGTTAAATGGGGTATTAGTGACGAATACGATTATACTCAATTCGGAGTAGGTATTTCTACTGATGTCTCATTATGGGGTACAACCGTTGAGCCTAACATTAAAATCACTCATCTTGATAATGATGTGGATGTTGTTGGCTTGCAGGCTGATAAGCAGACATCTGTTTGGGTTGGCCTTAAATACGCTTTCTAATAAAAGCGTTAAAACACTTATAAAGCCTCCGGTATTTTACCGGAGGTTTTTTTTGTGTAAATATTTATGTGGAGACTGACACTTTAATCTTTTGTGACGGAATAGTAGAGCCTCCTACTGAAAGTTTAGCGATAAGAGGCCTGTGTATATATTTAAATACTTTTGGGCGCTCTAGGTCATTCTTGTTAGAAACAGAAAGAGAAACTGTAGATATGTACTATCATTGGATAAAAAAAATTGGCATGCATGATTTTATTGAAGAAATCATTTATCCTGAATATAATATAAAAGGGCTTCGACTTTCTGAAACAAAAACTCGCTCTCCTTATTTTAAAATAGATAGAATATCATGGGATAATTTAAATTTCATTATGTCTAAACTCACCTAACCATGTGTATATAATAAGTATGGAAGTAGATTTCACTCAACAGATTATTCAAGCAAAAGAGAGTAAAACATTGAATAAGCCCTTTCGAACGCCTAAAGGCCCTAAAAAGTTTTCAGTATATGTTAAAAACGAAAAAGGGAATGTGGTGAAGGTTAATTTTGGTGACCCTAATATGGAGATTAAACGAGACGATCCTGATCGTCGCAAAAACTTTCGTGCTCGTCATAATTGCGCAAATCCGGGACCTAAAACCAAAGCTCGTTATTGGAGTTGCAAAATGTGGGAGGCCGGAAAATCGGTAACTGATTATACTAAAGGTTCACATCTAATAAATGAGTGGGACGGCGAAACTCTTTTTGACTTAGATGAACTCATATCTATCAATCCTTCTCTTGCTTTTGTTGACGATCCTGACGAAGAAGAAGAGGAAGAGGGTTGTGGGTGTGGTAGTGGATGCGGCTGCGAAGCAGTTGCTTCTAGGCCCGGCCCTAAGTCGTCAGCACAAACTCCTGCCAAGCCAAGTGAAAGAAAAAAAGGCTCTAGTAAAAATAAACCCGGTAGCGCCGGAAGTGGGGGAGGTAAAATCACGTTCTCTGAAAGCATAGTTAAATCTTTAAAAGAAAAAGTCAAAGAACATAATGCTAAACATTCTAAAAAAGTTACTTTGGGGCAACTTAAAAAAGTATACAGAAGAGGGGCAGGAGCTTTTTCTTCTTCTCACAGACCGGGCATGAGTCGTGGCGGATGGGCTATGGCAAGAGTCAATATGTTTTTAAAAATGAAGCGAGGCGGAAAAGTAAAAGATTCATATAGAAAAGCCGATGGTGATATTTAGATTATTTACATTTATATTTTTATTGGGGACTTGTACTTTATTGGCGGAAAATCCCTATCAAATTATTTCCAAGAGAAATGCTTTTGAATTAACCACAGATTCTCCTGCATTCATTCTTCCTCCCATAACATCTATCTTACCTCCCGATCCCGTCTATCTAACAGGCATAACCCGTCACCATTCGCCAAAAGCCTATTTAGCATTAAAAGTAAGCGGAAGTGCTACCAATAAATTTTTATCCTTATCTGAAGGAGAAAAACAAGACAATATCACCATAATTAAAATTTTAAAAAAATCTGTCCTCATAGATAATAGAGGAACCAAGCAACACCTTACATTTAAGACGCACGGCCTTCCTACCGTAATTTTAAAGGCTCCTACCGTCAAAACGTCGTCTAAGGGCTCTAAAAGCTCCTCTAAGGACATTAAGAAGTCTTCCCCTACCCCGAGTACCCCTCGACCTCAAATCGTCACTGTGCCGTCACGTAGGCCCAAAATTGACCCCAGTATAATTAAAAGAGGGTTAGAGTATTTAGAAAAAGTAGAAGATAAAGATAAAAAAAAATATATTCTCGAAAGACTAGAAAGGCTTCAAAGCGGTCAAGAACAAATGGGTCAAAAAATTGACTCCAATGAAAGACAAAGAAGATATGATGAATATAAGAGAAGTAGGCGAGACGCCCCTTAAGCTAAAACAGTATTTGTAAAAAAGTTTAAAACAGCATCGGGCTTAAATTTATCAGGCACTTTATTGTCTACGAATAATGGGGCTTGAGCGTACTGCTGATAAAGAGTTTCATTTTGATCGATTTCTTTGACTCTTTCTAACATAGCATCAACTGAATCAAAATCATTTAAATTAATAAAACAGTCCGGATTAAAATCTTGTGAAACAGTAGAGGCTCCCCAATAAATTGGAATTGTACCTGCTACCTTTGCATGAAATAATTTTTCTGAATGATAACCATCTCTTACTTGATGTTCAAAACAAATTGAAAAACGATAGTCTTTTAAAACTTCTAATTTTCTTTTTTCCCACGGATCATTAACTCCCTGAAACTTATTGCGGCTGACAGCCTCCCTCTTAAAACTATTTCCATAACCATCTACTTGTTTATATGTACTAAGCTTATTGTATGCTTCTAATCTTTGACAGGTAGGATTACTCATAAAAATTGCACAAAATTTAGTTTTAGCTGTATTGTAATAAACATTATTGCTTATCTCATTTTCACGCACTAAATAATTTGGTTCTCCTCCATAATCTCCTTTATTGAACCAATCAATATGATAAACCCAATATGGAAAACGATAATGACGGCTATCGTCCATGACTTCATGAGTTAAAGCAAAATCACAACGACCGTAATAATATTTTCTTGAAAAATCGGTTGATTGTTTGGTTAATTGAGAGTTGGGGTCATTGTAGCCTTTACCTCCCGTGGTTATTATACTTAAGTCGGGTGGATAGGTATCAACTTCAAAATTAGGAGGTTCCCCTTCCATGGTCCAAAAAACTCGAGTGGCCGGATGGTCAACAAACTCTTTTCTATGGCAAAAGCGGTAAGAGTCTGTATGAAGAAACATTAAATCTGGATCAACTTGATTAATCTCCAAATTATAAGAATCCTTCAATAAATAAAAAAAATAATTATTCTCTAATTCAAAATTAGGCCAAAAATCTATAAATGCTATTTTCATCGTGAGTTTACTCTTTGTTTAACCAAATCTAACAATTCATCGCCTCCCCCAGTGCTTGTGTTCGTAGTCTGGGGTATTTTCTTTTATCATGGCTTCTCTCCATTCTTGTATAGAGGGGAAATCTATAGCTCTAGACTTCGGGTCTAATAAGATATGATTATCTGTATTTGTGTCTGCGTGAGGTTTCCATTTTTTAGCCAATGCAAAAAGCTGAGCCTGTTCATAGCTTAAGGCGGCTGTCAAAACGCAAAACTTGTTTAATAGCGATCTTCGGGGAGGAGGGTTTATTCCGCGTTCAATTTTGCGCCATTCCTGTTTTGAGACACCCAGCATCATGCATAGTTTTTTGGTGTCCTTAAACCGTACTAGTCTAAGCTGTTTTAAATACGAATGAAACTCCATTATCTTACTCCGCCCGCTTCTTTATGGTTTAAAGGGGGTGTTTGAGGCATAAAAGGATGAGGGGGATTGTGTAGCTCTTCTTGTTGTACGGATTTGATTCGGAGGGTGTCGACGTGAGCCTCCATAACCTCTATATCTTTTTCTATAAATCTTAAACGCATATTTTGTTCAGCGTCATCTGGTAATGCTCCTAATTGCCCAAGGGGCCATTTTACTCTAAAATCAGAATTCATTTCTACCGCGTCTTTCATTCTTAATACATCGATCTCTAATTGAGATATTTTTGAAGTAATTCCAAAATAACCCCACACCGCCATTGCTGCTACTACTATAATTTGGACTAACCATTTTAAATTAATACCTAAACTTGTATTGTCGTTGACTTTTGCCTCTTCCATAATATATGTATATTACACTATTTCTCCTCTAGTTCCCGAATGTACCTATTAAGGCTACAACATTCTTGTAATAAATGCATTGCTGTGGTTCTCCAGTATTTACCCACCTCTCGCAGCGCTTCATTTTGATCACGCAACTCTTCTAAGTAGTCTTGAGCTTTATCTATATGAGGACAAGTATTATCTGGAATCTCCGGGCAATCTTCAGCAAGCTCTTTGTAGCCTTTACAAGGAAAACTCATGTTAGTGACACCCGCAGGATGTTCCGCAACAAACTCCTATAGCCTCTACAGGGCAGGTATCCATTGCTTCCTTGCATTCTTTTTCTTCTTCTTCGTTTACTGGTTGCTTAAAGACGTATGAATAACCTTCGTCTGGTTCTCTGGTAAAATTGTTTGGAGCAGATTCTCTACATGCATCACAATCTATACATTCAGAATCTACAAAATATCTACCTTCTACGTTTTCCGCTAGTTTGTCTTTTATGTCTGCCATAATATTATCTTTAAAATGTTTAGTCGAACTTACTTTTCGTTCCTCTTTGATGGCACCCTGTCGCTAGGAATCCCTTTACTAATAGATCTCGTAGGAGGGCTTATAGGCCGTCGAGGGGGTACAGGAGGCCGTGATGTTGGTAAAGGCCGTGAAGCTCTCTTTTTGTGCGAATGTCGCCCTTTATAACGATGGTGATGACCGTAGTCGTAATAATGATGAGTAAGTACATCTACGTGATCATATTCCCAATGACGATGATGATGGGAGTCAACTGATTCCCATCCCCATGATGCACAGCCGGTGCTCATGACAATTATTAAGATAGTTATTAAAATTTTCATCTTACTCCTGATCCGTATCTTTGAAGAGGTAAATCTGGGTTATGCCTTTCTTTTTTAGGGCTTTCTTCTATCCCTCCAACATTAAAAGCGTAATGAAATATTATGACGATAACAATAGCTACAACACCAGAAAAAATTCCCCATACATCTATTTTTTTATTTTTTTGTATACCCATTTTACTCCTATCACTATTGCATCTTTTAGTATAAAGGGACTAATAGCTATCCATCCTATAATATAAAGTATTTTATCGCCGTTGATTTTCATTATCACTTCCCTTAAAAGATTACACGATATTTGCCTTAAACAACATTTCTTTGTGCTCAGAGCGGTGCATAGCACCTTTTGAGCGCAAAAACACCTTGTTATAATAAAATTTAATTTTTTAAAATATTTTTGCTCTCCAAATAAAAAAAAACTAAAATAATTCAGACTGCTGACTCATTCTATTTAAATTAGGAGATTTTATTTGAGAAGAATGATTATTCATTAACTTTTGTAAGTTTTTTTGAAAATCATCTTTTATGAAGTATTGAGCAGGAAACTCTTTGAAATAATTAGCTGGAATGTGAGGATTATTCAAAGTAGAACCTCGTTGGATTAAATAACGTATTCTGTCTTGCATAATCTCAAGCATGCGCTCTTTTGAGTATCCATTATGAAGATCCATCATTGATTTATACTTTTCCTTGCTGTACTGCTTTTTGTGGATGAATTTTGCGTCTTGTAATGTATATCTACTTTTGTTGGGCAATAAAGCATTAAAATGCTTCATAGTCACACTCTCAGGTATTAACGCGGCAAACTTAAAATCAAGTTCAATATAATTTTGCTTTTCATCAATCCATTGCTTCATGAACGAAGGCGGGGCGTATATTGCATATTGAAGAATTTGCAAATTAGAATAATAGCCAATAATCCAATGCTTGTTTTTCCATTTTTCTATATGAGACAAGCCAAAGTCACGAACTGTTGTTACGTTGCCGGTGGTTGTTGATTTTAGCTCAAACTCATATTTAGTATTATTTAAATCTAAATAAGCGTCAACTCCGCTTCGACCAGTAGATTCATCTTTGGTTAAACCAAATAAAGCACGCAATTCTTCTTCTCGAACATTGTCTTGTACTTCTTTAGCCATTTTTTTAAATTAAGGAATTCTTACAGTGGATTTTACGTTTTTCCAATTTTTAGGGATGTGACCCTTGAATTCTATCATTTTAACAAAGGGAGAATTATTTAGTATCCAAACTGCCGTGCCGGCAGGTAAAACATGTGATGGATAGTCCCATTCCTCAAAGTCAGAGTCGTAAGCGTTAATTACCCATTCGCCGTGAAAAAAGTCTTTTGTGAAAGTATATTCATATATCACAAAATCATGGCCAGCCCCGAAAATAGCCTGTATAGAATTATTTTGATACGAGAAGGGTATTTGTATCATAGAAAAACCAGAAGGAATAAATTTTGTTAATTCATACGTATTTGGTTTATTGTTAATAATTTGTTTGTGTGGTGTCTCTAATATAAAACACCCCTTGCCGTCACCGACAGTGTGAAACATCACTGATTTGTGGTCACCCCATTGAGAAGGGAAATAAGCATGAAAATGAAGGTAGTGTTCATTGCCATTGGCATTATCATTACCATGGCCACCCCAATTGGTATAAGTCCATGTTTCTCCTGTAATCCAACGCCATTGACCTTCAGATTTTTCATCTGTAGCTCCAAGCCATGGATTCAGACCATTTAAATTTAATTTATTGAAAACAACATCATTTTCTTCTTTAGAGGTTATTGTTGCTAAATGTCCTCCTAAACTTTCTGCTTTAACTTTTGCTTCATGCCATGTGTATGGCTTATCATTAACTAAAGTATAAGTTGATGTTCCGTGGGTTATGGTTGGTCCGGCCGTTAAAGAAACGGTGGTAATAATAATTGCACAAAATGAATATAACTTCGTCATGTGAGTAGTTTGTTTGCTGTCGCTTGGATTGTCAAGGAAAATTTTAAGATAAAGAATACAATGTGTTGTGTTGTATTTTTTCTTCAATTTTATAATGATGTTGTGTCATGTATTGTTTAATAATGTCGTTTTTAACGCTTGATTCTGATGGTGTTTCAATCAAGACGTATCGAATCGGGTATTTGAAGGGAGACCAACCTTTTAATACTTCCACTTCATATCCTTCCACATCTAACGAGAAAAAGTCAGCCTTTTTTATTGCATAGGAGTCCAAAACCCAATCTAATGTTTTCGCAGGCACCTCAAGGGCTTGCGTAGAATCTGAATATCTTTTTTTGTCGTAATCATGGTTTGTTTTGATTTGACCGCACATCGCATCTTGAGGTGCGTTATTGTATAAAGCAAGCTCTTCCTTATTTTCTAATAAATGTTTGATTTCAGAGAGGGGTATTGGTCCCTGAAGGTAGCGCGGGTCTGCGCCAAAAAAACCTTCTATGTAATCTTCTGTGTATTCATGGGATACAAGAGCGCAATTAGAAGCAAAACAATCGTGTCTTAGTTTTGACATATTTTTGTATTGAAAAGGATTGGGTTCAATCAAAAGACCTTTCCATCCATAATGAAAATTAAGAGCGGCGGTATTGCTTTGTTCTATTCCATTAGCGGCCCCGCATTCTATATAAAACCCTTTTTCAATATTTTTTAAATAATTTTCGTATAAATATTCGTCTATGCCCTCCATACCGAAAGTTTTACAGTTGCTTTCGCGCCAGTCGTATTGAGGATTAGAGATGATCATCGTTGATTATATATTTTTTTGTTTGAATTTAAATAGGGCCGCCGATTTTTTTAATTTACTAAATTTTTGTTTTGTTCAGTTTGGGTGGCAATATTGAAAAATACCACCCCCGGCCGTTATTATAACAAAAGAATACTCTAAAATTTCAAAAAATGGGGGGGGTTGGCATGGAACCTGCCAGAATAGGGGCTAAATTAAAATGAATTATTTTGTCGATTTAGCTTGTATTTTTCTGTGGTTCTGCTATCCTTTTTTCAGATGAGAGATATGAAAGAGATGAAATACGAGTCAGACATTCTGACAAACTCTTGGAAAGTGTTCTTCAACGAGGTCGCAGCACGATGCGAATACTGGGAACTGGGTTTCGGCGATATCAACGCCGAAAAGGAAAGCGAAATAGTTCGCGAATGCTTTGTGGATAAATACACTGTACAGCACACAGTGGACGCATGGCACGAATACGTCGTCGAAGAAATGGTCGACAGCCTGTAAAAAGGTGTTGACTTTGTTAAAAAAGTATGGTTTAATATACGCAGTTGATATGAGAGATACAGAATACATAAACTTCCTAAACGTAACCTTCAAATTAAGAAGGAATCCAAACTACAAAGGCGGTCATTACCTCGCTCGCACTAATTCCTCAATGGGTAATACATACCCACTAGGAACATCTGAAGAAGAGATGATAAAGCAATTCCTCGATTCTGATGTGAATAATAATGAAAAGACTGGTGACATGGTTGAAGTAGTTGAGATCACTAAATGCTTTGAAGATAGAACACCCAAAGGAAGATTCCACAAAGACAATTATTAAAAAGTAATTGACTTTAAGATTCAAATAGATAATAATTTTTTTAGTTATGACATATTGCACACAGACACAAACTTACAGATTCCATGGACTAAATGCTAACACCTCCCACTACCTTGGCCCTCACTGCAACAACAACTCTTGCGGTGCGCCTGAGCCATCACTCAAAGGGGATGAGATCCCCTTCGAGTGGGATAACAAAGAAGTTGACAAAGCAAAAGAAATCAGGTAAGCTATATCCAGTTATGAGAGATAGAAAGACATACACAATCACTTGGAAAGATGAAGACTCCAATCGTGTTAGCAGTAAAGACTTCACCAACAAGGAAGGCGTTGACCACTCTGGCATGGATGAAGCTCTGGCAATAGCTCAACAGGCTGATACTAATATGTGGCCATGGGTACTTGAGGAAGATGGTACAGAGGTAGCGCATGGCTGGGGTGGTGATCAAATGGGTAATGGTAGACTCTTCCCTACTTGTGGATAAATTTTAAATTAGTATGAGTAATAACATGAACAATAACGGATTCGAAGCACATCAACGCAATCTCGGCCATAAAGACTTTAGTGAGCGTAAAGCTACTGAGACAGAACGGATCGAAGGTATGGGCAGTATAACCACAGAAGATATGCATGGCCTTAAAGAAGACTTCGACAGAGGGTACAAACACTTTGCTATGCAGACACATAATACCAAAGGCCAGCCCGTTGATCGCGGACATCTGCGTACTGCTGCTGACCAAGCCGCTTTTAAGTATGGAAAAAAAGATTAAAAAGGGGTTGACATTACGCCGCCTAGCAGGTAGACTACTTGCAGCGGTTCGGAAGAACCACAAGACAGAAAATCAAGTTATGATGACAAACGAAGAAATAATGAACCAAATCGATAATGCGCCGCGCTACCATGTGAACTATGAGCGCAAGGACGGGATGACCAAGGAATACACCGTGGCCATTACCGAGAGACACCCTGACCACATTAAGGGGTATAAATTTGCTGATGGCGAGAGTCACGGCATACGCCGGTTTAACATCTCCCAGATTAATCATCTGGAGTTGGTAAGCTAACCATATACATCGGGCTGGGCCGATGTAAAAGACTAGGGCAGGAATGCAATGCTAGTCAATCCCAGACGCTCTTTGAATTTAAGTTGACGGAGTTAAATACCCCTGTGAATCTGTCTCGTGCGCACGACACAGTTGAAAGTTCACGCCCGTTAATTGTTTCATATCATATGCTAATGAAACTTATAACTGCTGGTGGTGCGGCAGCAACTTAATTAATTTTCTCGCTCGACGGAGTGAGATCGGTGTGGCTGAATAAACGCATCCAAGGCGTTAAGGCGACAACTGGACAAGCTCGACGGCCAAGTGGCAGAGGGTAGTCTGGATGGGTACGAAGTAGGTAAATCTGAAAATTTGATTTGGAAGCCGAAAAGTTGTTGGTAAACAAATAGTCCAACCACCATTTTATTTAAAATGTTAGATTACAATGAATGGCAAAAGTTGTGCCAAGAGTTTAAAGAAGAAGAAGAAGAAGAAATGAGTAAAACAAAATCATTAACGCGCAAAAAGATGAAGCGCAGCGATAAACTCCAAGCGGAGGGCCAAAAGCGGATGGTCAAGAAGAACATCACCCGCGAAGCAACAGACTTTCTTCATCGGTTGCGTGGCTCAAAACGCAGCATCGCCATGGATGCTGCGGCAAGTGTTAAAATACGGAAAGCACTTGCGGAGTTTAAACAAAAAATTTCCGAGGTGTAATAACCTCGTTTGTGTGTGCGTGTTGTCTGTCATACCTCATAACATAAACACCCCGCGAAAGCGGGGTGTTTTTTTATGTAAAAAAATGAAGAAAAAGCTTGAGGCGTAACGGCCGGCGGGCAGGCGCCCAAGCGTTACGTGTCAAGCAAAAAAGACAAAAAAGTTTTTTTATTTTTTTAAAAAAAGTGCTTGCAATTTTCAAACGATTCTGGTAGACTGTTTTCTGTTATGAGGGATAAGAAACAAGAAGTCGAGACGATTACCCTGAATGGGCGCGTCTATGTTGTGAACAATGATCCGAAGCACCAACGCCGGCAACGGGCTGGCTACTATGGGAGGAACCCGAAATGAGCAGCCCCTTTGCTGATTGGACTGACGCTGATTGGGCTGACTACATGACAACCTACCCAAAAACCCGCAAAGTCGCGCCAAAAGTCGATCCCCTATTAAAGAAGGCAATTGCTCGAACTTCCATGCTTCTTTTCTTGAATGAACTGAAGCCAACTAAAAGCCCAAAAAAATTGGCTGAACTTGAAAAAAGTACTTTACTTTTAAAAAAATTTATAGGATAATCTCTTTGTTGTTATGATACAGGACTCAGTAATGAAAACGCGGTTTGTTTTAACTTGGCACGACTTAGATGCTAATGAGGTTAATACAAAAGAATATGTCAACACGGTGGGCAAAGATCACTCTGGCTCAATGGATGCATTGAGCCTAGCGCAAGTGATTGATTCCAATGCGTGGCCATGGAAGATCGAAAAGGTAATGCCAGAAGGAGGCAATAGTGAATTGTCTATGTCTAACTGGGGAGGTGACGAACTATGAACGAAATGAAACAACTTGAAGAAAGTATTCGAAAACAAATTGCTCGCTACTTCAGCACCTATGGGCAAACAAGCATCGGGCATGAATCACGCGAAGATTTGTTTGAACTAATCTCACATGAATTCGCTGTACATAAGCATCAAAAGAAGTGGGACGGCATTTACGAAATAAACCAGTTTGCCCCAAGTAATACCAAATGACAATTTTTTCCCTAGACTCAATAATTGACGGTATGCAGTTGGTGACGCGAGGCGTTAAGGTTGCTATGGCTGCTAAATCGCCTGACGATCTCAACCCCGAAGACAACGGCAAAATTGAGGAGTTCGCCCACGCCTACATGACACGCAGCGAACCCGGTTTTAAGATGTTTGTTCAAACAATTTTTGCCAATGGTAAAGTCAGAACAGTAGAATCAGATTGGTTCCATTGGGCCTTGAGCCTTCGTGAGAAATACAAAGAGAAGCCAACAGAAGAAATCCTTAACTACATTAGCTCGATATCCCGAAAGAAACACGCTAAAGATAAGGAAATGGCTGATGTTGCTAATCGCTACTTTATTGCCTTAATTAAATAATTATGAAACTAAAACGAATAAGCCTAAACGAAACTGAACTCCACTTGAGCGACAGGACAACTGTTTTCTTCTCCTACGATACACCAGTCGCCGCAAAGGTCGGCCTGAAGTATTATCGCACCGACGAGAAACATAGTCCAACAACATCAAACCACTTGAACCGTTGGCTGGAGGATGTAAAATGTGAACGCAAGCCACAAGACTGGTTTGAAAGATCTCTTGCTCTATGGCTCCAACGGTCGGGCCAGAAGAAAATAATGGAAAGAATAGCTACTAAAGTCGACGCGCAGCGAATGCAATAATATGAAAAAAATAATTAGTTTAGTTGGTGCAATCTGTTTATCTGGTTGCGTGGTTACTGAAAAGAAAGTTGTTTATAAGAAAATTTCTTTTGCTGATAAGAAAGGTGTGACTACTTTATATTATCCGCCTACATGGCAAAAGTTTTTAAAGCCAATAGATGACGGCACGCCCAAGACAATGCTAGTCCGATTTGGTACAACATTAAACCACCAAACCGAATAAAAACGCGCAACGCGTTTTTATTGTTGACATGTAACGGCCGGCGGGCTGCCCGCGAAGCGTTACGTGTCAAGCATAAAAGTGAAAAAAAGTAAAAAAAGTTTTTTAAAAAAAGTGAAAATAATGCTTGCAATTTTCGGAGGTTGTGCTATACTGTTTGCAGTTATGAGGGATAGAATCGAACTAGAAGAGGTCTTCGTTAGCGAAGAGTCGCCCGTGTTAGTGTCTTGCTGCGGATGCGGCGAGAAACTTCAGATCAGCCAAGAAGAGGCTGCAAACTGGAATGATCTGGACCGGTTCCAATGCCACGAGTGCGAATAAGTGCTTGACTTTACCAAAAGACTATGCTAGACTGTTTGAAGTTATGAGAGAAATAGACATAGAGAAGAAAATTCACGAATTGAACGTGGCAATCGTCTTGAATGGCCCGATCAAATTCCTTGACCCAATCAAAGACCATCGCCATAAGGTGGCCAAGTTCAACATTGAGAAGCAAAAGCTTCTCAATACTAATAAAAAATAATTGTTGACTTTATTGAAAAACCTGTTAAACTAATTTTTGTTATGAGAGAAATATTCGACATATACTATCGGCCCGCCACACATGACGGGGAAGAAAACACTGGCAACCTTATGCACAGCTACCAGATCGAACTGGATGAGTCGTTTGCTAATCGCACTAACGGTGAAAAGTTCGCTGGCATCGGCGGCAAGTGCATGGAGACGGGCGAGTACAAGCGGTTCCGCATGGATAGGGTGGAAGGAATGTGGCCAATCGAAGAAGGAAAGGCAAGGCTCTAATATGAAAAGATTTATTATATCTCTTTGTGTTATACCTTTCGCGTTTCAATTATTGTTAATTGTTAACTCTGTTTATGCCCACACACATAAGAACCATCAACTCAGTCGTGAAACCAAAATTGTCGCAATCACTATATTGGCGGAAGCCAGAGGCGAAGGGGAAAAGGGAATGTATGCGGTGGGTGCTGTCATTGCTCAACGAGCATTTGAAAGAAAACGGACTCCCTCGGAGGTATGCCTTAAAAAATGGCAATTTAGTTGTTGGAACGGTAAAAAATTAAAAGACTTGGAGCATCTGTTGAAAGTGCCGCAAGCGAAGTATGCAATTATCGTTGCAAAGAATGTGAAAACATTAAGTCGCGACTATGTTGGATATGCTAACCACTATCACGCGACATGGATGAAAAAACTTCCATACTGGGCAAAAGGCCAAAAGCCTGTTAAAGTAATTGGGCAACACGCATTCTATAAACTATGAACATTGAATTCAAAAATCGAAGCGGCAAATCTATTTTGGCATTTAAGCTGATTGATAAAAAAATTGATGACGCTATAATGCAAGCGAGGTTAAAAAGAAATCGTACGCTAAAAAAGATATTCCGATGATCTCTGACCTTAACCGCCAAGAAAAATTAATTTTAAGATGCTATTTTAAAAATATCATCACTAAAGGTGGACTGACTGAACGTTTAATAAAAATTTTAAGTAGAGGCAATCTCGCCGAACTTAAAAAGCTGGCAACCTCATAACTGTTGCTTGTCTCCTCATAACACTAAACACTCCGCGAGAGCGGAGTGTTTTTTTTGTGAAAAGATGAAAAAAAGTGTTGACATGTAACGGCCGGCGGCCTGCCCGCGAACCGTTACGCGTCAAGGGAAAAGATAGAAATAAAAATAAAAAAAAATTGATATTAAGGGTTGACATTTCTGAAGGTTGTGATATACTGTTCCCTGTTATGAGAGATAATATCAGTTGTGAAGAGGTGTTCGAGGCGGACGCAAATGCGCGTGCGGAGTTTGAGGCTGTGTGTGAAGAGGAGCGTCAAGCTGCTATCGAGGCGCAGGACGCGGAGATGGTCGCGAAAGAGGAGGAGGAGGAGTTGTGTTGGTGTAAGTTTTTTGAGTCTTGCTCTCTTTGCTTCGGCAAAAAGTAATTCTCTTTAATGCTTGACCCGTAACGGCCAGCGGGGTTGCGCGCAACTGTTACGTGTCAAGTAAAAAATAAAAAAACTTTTTTATTTTTTTTTAAAATAATGCTTGCTATTTTGGGGGGGTGTGCTATAATGATTCCTGTTATGAGAGAAATAGAGAAAAGAAAAGAGTTAAAAAAGGCATGGGAAGCGATTCACCCAGTGGATCGCCCTACATGGGAACAGTTCAAACGCGGTGTGTTTGTTTTACCTCAAACCGCACGGGATCGCGATTTTCCGATTGCAGCGATGGAAGATCGCAAAAGACGCGCCGAGCAATGGGCTGCGCATCTGGCGGAAAAAAAGTGTAAAAAAGTGACATTAATGCTTGCTTTTTCCTGAGATTCTGATATACTGTTTTTTGTTATGAGAGATATGTTTGAAAATATGTACAAAGTGCAGATCGCCAACTCCGGCGATGCTGCGGGTTTCCCACGGTCTCACGATGGTCTTGAAAAGGCCATCATCTTGGCCTCGCGTGAGGGTACTGAGGTCACCTTTGATGGTGATGTCGTTTGGCCGGAGAAGGAGGAGGAGTCTGAGCCATGGGATGGTTTTAACTCGGACGCGGAAGCGGACGCGGATGCCCTCGCGAGTGCGGGCATGGGGACAGATGAGGATTACGGTGGCTGCTGCGACTGGTAATCCTCTTGACTTTTCTTTTTTAATTTGATATACTTTTTTTGTTATGCAGGAAGTAAAGACATATACATTTAAGCGGAGCGACATGACTCCAGACAAGATGGCTGTAGTTGAGGACGGGCACGAGTTTTTTTAT